CGGGGAGCGCCGCTGGAATGGTGTGGTATGGCCCGCCATGCAGGTTGACCGTTACAACGCCGATCTGTCTCGTATCGCATCACGTCACGCGGCCGGAATGCCCACCGTGGCGCTAGTGGATGGGCTGTATAACCTAGCCCACTCATTCGACTACGCGGGTAAGCCGTAGCCCTGTAGGTTACTGACTAAGCGCTACAGTCTCACCCCTGTAGCGCTTGTGGTGGCAACCTCCACTAACGACAACACTCTAAGGACTGATCAACATGGACTACGAATACACTGACACAGACGACAACGGACTAACGGACAGCGAACTGCACGAGCGTTTCGATGAGGTGCTGGATGAGGGTTACACCCTTAACGATATCGCCGGTATTGAGTTCGCTGCCTCTCGCGTGCTCCGTGAGTGTGACCCTATCGCGTACCGTTGCTGCTTCTCGGACTGGCTAGACGCTGAACTACAGGACGGCGATGTTATCGAACTGTAACCGATTCTCACTAGCCACACTCTCTCGCAGGGTGGGGCACTGGGAGCTAATCGGCTACCTGATAGACAACAGCGAACTAAGGATCACACAATGACCAATGCTACCCCTCAAGACGTACTGTCAGCCGTGCTGGAGCATGTACCCGCTAACGCAAGCAACTACACCCGCGCGGCGGTGGATGACATTACGGGAGCTATGGAAGCCCCCGCTAGCGGCACTGTTGCGCTATGGTTCAAGAATCGCCACGGTACTCTCGTTGACACTGTGCAAGTTGGTAAAGACGGTCATGGCGCATGGGTACCCACTGGCCGCCTAGTGGACTCTCAGACACGCGCCGGAGGTGCGGTGCTCGACGACTCCATACGCGACTATGCGGGAATGCGTGTTCATGCCGTGACTGAAACATGCCTCATTGCCTCCACACACAATCAGGTTATGGCGTACACCACAATCAACAATGAAAACAGCTAAGGGACACGCAATGAACACGAGAATGACTGAACCAGCATCCATAGCAGAGTGCGATTACTGCACGGCTACAGTTGAGTTTGATCGGGTATATGACTCCCCAGAGTCTCCATTCTATGCGCTTGTAGCGCGATCCGGTGGCAGCGATCATCTGTCTATTTGGTGCGGTGAGCATGAACCAGAGCGCCGACTCACTGGGTAACCAGCTAGGCACGCTCGCCCAATATCGGGCGTGCTTATGGTGGCAATCTAGCCCCAAACAATAACAAACTAAGGATTACACAATGAAGAAAATAAGCACACGCATGTCAGAAGAGGCACACACTGTATATACCGAACGGCGCATCCTTGACCGGGAGCGCACTACGGTACGCCACGAGGCACGCGCCAGTAAGTTCAATGCGCGGGCACGCTTCGGAGGTGTCAACTAATGGCAATGTACCCGCCCGTACCAGCAAGCGCTCACGTAGCCAACCAAGCGCCGGTCACCTGCACCTGCGGGTGTGCAGCACACTATCCCATCCATTTCTCAATGGGATCACTATGAACTACCGAGTACGCAACAAGCGCACAGGGGGACTACTCCCAGACGTGTACGGCCTAAGAAAAGCGCAAGCGCTCGCAGTTACGATGAACTCACTCAATCGGACAGACGTATTTCAGACATGGAAAGAGGGTTAGATCATGGCTAAGTCACTAGAGGCAAAAGTCCTAGGCAAGCTCAAAGAGCATATGACGGGCATTATATACGTGCACGAGGATATGGCAGTGCGTGAAGCCAAGCTCTGGGAAGCGCTCATTGCCAACGCGCCAACCTTGAGCCATGCTCGCTATTACGGTTTTACCCATATCAGGTCAATACGCGATCTCGTGCGAACCAGATTGATTCTCCAGCGCTTCATACGCATATTCGGGAAAGAGGTATAGAGAATGACGTACTCAGACAAGCTACAAGCAGCCCTAGCGGCCGTGGAAGCGCAAGACGCACAGTTCAGCACAATCGGCATGATCGAACCGCTCAGAGAGGCACTGAATGCCGCGCTCACAGAGCTAGACAGTACTGTCGCCATGTACGAAGATGCAGAGCAGGAACTCAGGGGGTCACAGGGAGAGCTTGAGGCATCGCAAGATGAACTAGGGGATGCCCAGAAGCGCATAGGCGCACTAGAGGACGAACTCTTCGAAAACCAAACATCATACGTCATTGACGTACAAATCCACCGAATCAAGTACCTGGGGCTTGACTCGGAACACTCCACAATCGAACTACTCGAAAAGATGCGAGACAACGCAGAACAGGAAGAGGCTCACAATGCTAACGCTTGACAAAGACGGACAATTCGACTCAGACGGTAAAAAGTTCGGCGTGATCGCCACTCAGAAGGGTGAGCGCTGGTATTTCAGAGATGCAGACTCGGGCATCCTGTACGCCTCAGGGCCTACACCAAAAGAGTTTGCCAAACGGTTCTGGTTCCGCGATGACTTTGAAGGTTCAGAATGACAATGCCATACAGGGAAGTTCGTAAAATCTACATTCAGAGTCGCGCCGATGTGCTGCTAAGGGAGACCTCGGGTACTCGGAACCGTGGCCACGTTAAAGAGTTGGCCTGTAGGGAGTTTGATAATTTCGTTCAGAATGAGCGTGATATTGCGGTTGCCGAGGCACTGCTTGCGCTTATACATGAGGGGGAGGGCACAGAATGATCGAACTCACAACGCAAGCTTGGGGAATCCTGCTCATGGTTGGCGTTATCTCTTTCACAATCGGCTACTACGTTAGGGGACAAATATGACTACGACACAGGCACTAATAACGGCGGCGACACAGATCGCGACAGACGTTCGCTTGAAGCGGGAACTCATCGCAGAGAATGACAGGCTCAAGAAAGATATCCAAGCTCTAGGGGCTGCCCACGAATTCGCGCTTCAAGAGGTAGACAAGACGGGGTATGCGCTATCGGCACAGCTTGTCACATTGGAGAAGGAACGCCAACAAGTTTGGGAGCTACGGGGTGCCATAACCAGTCTTGAGGCAGAGAATGACGATCTGAGAGCCAGTCTTGATTTGGCAACTCAGGCACGCCGAGAGAGTGGGGTTTATGTCTCTAATCTCAAGAGAGAGCTTTACGCGCTACAGGCACGAACACTGGATCTTGAGGATCAGAATGATGACCTCCATCGGGAGCTTTTCTGGCTCTCCAAGGAGCACTAGCCTAATAGCCCTAGTGACGTTCTAAGACGTTACGGTTCGAAACCGCACTAGGGCACACGAAACACAGGAAAAGCTCTCAGAGAGCTACTGAGACAGGAAAGAGGACATGTTATGAACATTGAAGAGTACGCAGCACAGTTTCCGACGATCAAGCGAGAGGACATCAAGGGTGGTCAGACTGTTTTGGCTCAGAGTGAAGATTTCTTCGTTCAGCATGTAGCTCACTCATGTGAGTCCTTCTCCAGCTACAAAACGTTGCGTCTTGTAAAAGACATCGAGCCTCAGTTTGAGGATGGTTTTTATGTCAATCCGGCGAGTAATCGTGTTTGGGTTCGTCAGAATGGTGCTTGGTTTTTGGATGGGAGTCTTATCTCCGAGGATGGCGCTGAGCAGTATTACCCTTTGACTCGTCTTTATACTCCGGCTCAGTTGGTTGACACTTTGAGAGATGCGGGTTGGTCTCGTACTGCTTTGGGGCTAGAGGATGCTATTGCTCAGGTCAAGCTCTGATGACGTTTGTTGTTGGTATTTTTCTTACTGCGGCGACTTTGCACCTTGTGGATAACTTCTTGAGTTAAACTCTAGGGTTCGTCAGGTGGGGGGGGGGGGGTCTATAAACCCTTATTTGTCTATAACAATATATATACTGAATAGGCTTTAAGTGAGAGGGGGGGGTGAGCTCTCGTCAAAAATCCCTGTAAACGTCTCACAGCCGAGTGTTTCCTATTTCGGCAAGATAGGCGAATCTCGTTGGAAAGTGTTTCCTATATCTAGGAAATAGGCCCCTATATCCCCCAGATATATATCTGAGTTATATAGCTATAATATATATATAATCCGTATATGTATCAGGGGTGATAATCACAATTCTGAATGGAAAGTGTTTCCTATTTACCCATATAGGGTTGATAAAACCGCGTTACATGGTTACACTCGAAAAAGAACAACTACAAAAGGGAGGCTTGAGAATGAGGAATACGCTTGAGGCGCAAGAGGAGATTGATCTGCTGGAAGAGTTGATTACTGTTATTGAGGCAGAGACTTCGGAGTATGACCCGTACACTGCTGGCGCGTACCCAGAGTCCTTGAAGCGTGCTGACGGGAGCGATATGTCAGAGACAGCTGCTCGTGCCGTGCTGACCATCCTCATTCGGGAGAAAGACGAGTCGTGGGCGAACGGTGCTGGCACAGTGACAAGGTTGGGCTTTGGGCAAGAGTGGCCCGTGCCAGAGAACGACGAGAACTTAGGAGGATGAAAGCAATGACTGAAATGACCATCAGATTCACCCCGAGTGGTGACCTATTGCGGCGCACTCGTGAGCTTCTTCAATCGGCGGAAGGGCTGTCGTGGGTTGACAGTGTTGATGTTGAGTCTGACCCACGTCACGCGATTGTAACGGTGGCTAGTGGTGCGCTCTATTCCGGAGAGCCTGTTGTAGTGCGCTATGACGTGGCCGCGCGAGAGTTTGTTATTCTGGCAACTCCAGAATTGTCTGGGCAGGTTCGAGACAGTGTGAGGGACGATATTGGATACTGGGCTGTGGCGCACTTGGATAATTCTGACGCCATCTTCTATAGGCAGAATGAGATGCTGCTTGTTGAGGCTTTGATCGGCGCAGCGCTAAGCCAAGAGAACTAGGAGGTCACGCAAAATGTCTGATGTTTTATCAAGTGGGAAGCACGACCGCATTGTGCGTTACGGGTTTGATGTGTGCGATACCTGCATTAATTCTCTCGGGTTGAACATTCGGTGGGAGCAAGCATGGTGTCAGAACGGTGTTGAGATTCTTCCATCCGAGATTATGCCGACAGAGAAGAAGGAGGATGTGAAATGACTGACTGGGTTGTTCAAGAGGATTGGTATGAGGTCGCAGTTGGCGATCAGGTGAGAGTCGTACGTGGAGACAACGTACTCGACGGCAAGATTGTTTATCGCTACCAACTGGGAAACGCCGAGGTGTACGCGATTGGTTTGCTGGTCGATAGCATTTCGGGTTCTTTGCGCATCACAAACGAGGTGTGGACTCTATTCGTTCCTGCGAAACCTGCCGTGGTGCTACCAACCGAACCCGGCTTGTACCTTTCACCCGTGGAGGGCGGGCCGTGGGTATTCCAGTTGAGCGAGTATGGCGATTGGAAGCTCATCAATACCAATTCACCCTTCCCGATTGGTGACGGTCATCTGGAGCGCAACGCCCCATTCACCAAGTTGGAGCCGGTAGCGGTGACAGCCAAGAAGGTAATCGAGTTCATTGACGCATACCCATTCACGGATGCTCTAGATGCCGTCCGCACGGAGTTCGGGGTTTCTCATGGCTAGACTTCTTGTGTTCTGTATTGTTTATTGGTAGGTTATAGGTAATAGGTTTTCTTAGGGAAGGGGTTTTGATGGATAACGATGGTAGGACGATTGAAGAGTTCTATGCGACTCGTGAGGGTGGTTCTGGCTGTCCCGGTGATGATGGTGGCCCCCATTATTTCGCTTTCAGGGACGTCCTTGTCAAGAGTCGCATTTGTATTGACTGCGGTGAGCCAGAGCAGTACTCACCCAAAACAGAGAACGGAGAGAAGCCATGAGCGATGTATCTATCAACGACCCTGATGCCACGTGCCCCGGCTGCCACTCGGGAGATTTCCCTGACTTCGATCACTACGTCGAAGCGAAGGGGCTGACTCCTGACGAAATCGGTGCAGGATTTGGCGCATGGATGAACGCCTCTACGGGATGGGACGGCGATCAACACCGCACTACATACGTTGAAGGAGAGAATCCATGAGCGACAACATTTATCAGTTCGGCGGTTCAGTATTTGACCCGTGGAATGGGATAAACCGCGACAGTCCGTTCGCCCCTTGGAACGGGATTCACCGGGATGATCCGTTCGTGTGCTGGAATGATCCGTTCGTGTGCTGGAATGATCCATTCGGTCACGGCAGCTACGAGGATGAAGCGAGGAGAGAACGATGAGTGATGTATCTATCACCGACCTGATTGCGCGATTGCGTTATCAGGATAAGCCCTCGAATCCGCTTCATGACGCAGATTTGGAAGTGATCATGAATGAGGCGGCGGATGCTCTCGAAGCTGCTGATGAGGCGTTGTCCGTCGAAGGGCAGCAGCTCGCGCAGGCGTCCATTCACACCGCTGCGGTAACGAACGGGGCTCTACGGGGGGTTGGCGAGACGTTGGCGAAGATGGGTTGCGCCGGACTCCGGGCCGAGCGTGACGCTCTCACTGAGCAGGTCGCAGCATTGCAGGCCGTTATTGCGGATGCGCTGCACCAGACGAAGCGGGGGAATATTGCTACCCCGCCACACGTGATCGCAGCCCTCACCCAGTCACCCGTTGACGCACTCGAAGCCGTGAAAGAGAAGGCGTGGGATGAGGGTTACGAGGCGGGATCGGGAGACGAGGCCCATTATGCGCGGGGACTGTCCACTGATCCCGGTGCGAGCGATCACCCGCACGAGAACCCGTACCATACCAAGACCGAAGGAGAGAAGCCATGAGCGACAACGACGAATCTGGATCGTTATTCAACGAACTTGATCGGGACGCTGAGAATGAGGCGTGTGCCTTCCTCAGGGAGCGGTCTGAGGCTGCTGCGGGGCAGGCAGCCCGCAAGGTCGAGGCACCCGATGACGATGAGCGGGTGGCGCGTCTCGTGGCAATGGTTACGCCGCTTGGCTACGGCATGGCGCTCGCGTTGGTGAAGGCCGAAACGGAGATGCTCGCCGCGAGCAAGGTCGAGGTCACTGCCGAGATGGTGGAGATCGAACTAGCCAAGTTGGGGGTTCGCCCCGTAGACATTGGACCGATGACACGGCACTGGCTAACCGATTCACTGCGGATGCAGCTCACGCTAACGAAGATTCGTAATTCGGTGGATCGATCGATTAGAGACCCGCAAACGGAGGGTGCGGAGCAATGACTGAAACAGATAAGACGATATGCGTGCGAGAGTGTGCGAACATTATTTTTGTAAACAAGATGAAGGTAGGTAGTTGAATGGCTAATCCGGTGAGTAATGATCACAAGTTTTTGAAGGCTGTTGAGGATGCTCTAGAAGTTGAGCGTAAAGCTTCTGAGTTGGCGCGGCAGCGTGCGGCAGATTTGGAGCGTACTTTGGTGGCACCAGCGGCAGTGTTGACTGATGCTGCGATTGCTGACGCGTTGCGCAATGGGGTGCGACCACGGCATGTTCATGCGATTGGTTTAGGTACACAGAATCCGAACCGGGTTTATGGTGTGAAGGCCACGTTGTCGGCTCGTGATGAGGTTGCCGTGGTGACTCGTAAGGCGTATGTGTCCGAGGATGAGCATGTTGATTTCAACCTTGATGTTCTGGGTACGAAGACTTATACGCTCGTTACTGCGAGTGGTGTTGAGGTTGGACTTGACTTTGACCCGCTGCGCCTGACTGCAAAAGCGCAAGAGTCTGACGAGCAGAGCATTGTTGACCGTAATTGGCAACTGATTTTTGATTTTGTGCTGGAAAATACGACTGGTTTTGTTGCTGATGAGGTGTTGCCTTTGGGTGGCACGGAGTTCCGTAATGAGTCTGAGGCGTTTTTGGCGGAGCGCACGAAGCGTCGGCCGGTTGGGGTTGAGGCGGTTGAGTTTGCTGATGATGATGAGTTTGGGGAGGAATGATGATTGAGGTTATTTGTCGCAAGGATCACAGCGAGACTGGTGGCGCTACTGCTGGTTTTGTTGTCGCAACATTTTATTCAATGCAGGATGCGTATGATCGTGGCATTGAGGAGTCTTACCCTCTTTGTTGGATTGAGTATGTCGAGAGGGAGGTGGACTGATGAGCGACAATAAGAACGTTGGTATTCAGCCTGCATCTGAGTACGAGATTGCGCAGAACATTGCCGCAAACAACTTCACTTACGACAAGAACTATTACGGCTCTTATGAGGCTCTTGCGCTGAAGCAGGGATTTGTTCTCGGCGCAAATACCTCTTTGCAGTTTAGTGAGGATCGCCTGATGATGCTGATTGAGGCAGTGCAGGCTGGCCGAAAGTGGGGACAGGCTGAGCGCGATGACTGACCCGGTAACACTTCCGGCGTTCAAGCCACGTAAGCCGGGGTCGCATTTGTTTGAGTGGGAGCAGGCTTCCTTGCACGCGGAGCAACAGTTTCCGAAACACCCCGGCGTGACTGAGTTTGTTTTCGTCGTTGACTACACGCGGGGTAAGGCCGAGGAGTCGTTCGTGAAAGGGTGCAGGGTGTACCGTGTTGCATCGGAAGAGTTGTTTAATGAGTGGGCGTATGAGGTGGGGCGTGCGGCTGATGCTGAGGCGAAGAAGTTACGGTTATCCCGAGAAGGGTGGTCTGCTGGTGAAGAGTGAAACGTATCCTAGGTTTGCGCATACCAAGTTTGGTTATGTGCGCATTGTGGAGTATGTGGGCGAGGGCATGTTCAGCGTTGTCGGGGTTGGTGATGAGCGTCGGAATATTCATAGAGATTCTCTTGACTTCCGTCGTGGCCACAAGTAGGTTATAGGTAACAGGTTTTCGAGAGAGGGAGGTTCAACATGGATTGGGAACAGGAGGCTGCGGTGGCTACGGATGCGCCGAGTATTGATTGGTTGTGGGAGGAGTCTGGAAAGCTGGAGGATGTTCTGCGTGACCGTTATGATATGTGGATTGATGTGTTTCCGATCCTTTTGCGCGGTGGTGATTATGAGGTTGGTGTCCACCTTCCTGCTGGTGGTGGGGTTCAGCAAAAAGAGTTTCATTCGTTTGATGAGGCCGAGGTTTGGGTTGATGAGATTTTGGGAGGTATGCTTGATGCGTAAGTTTATTGGCGGCATAGCCGCTGTTGTTGTTGGTTCTGGTCTTGTTCTTGCTGGGGCTGGTGCGGCCATTGCGACAGGGCAGGAGAAGGTTGTTATCTGCCATGCCACGGGAAGCGAAACGAATCCGTGGGAGTCCATTGAGGTTGCTACCCCGGCGTTGGTTGCGCATGATGGGCATGGTGATCTGATTCCTGCCCCGGTAGATGGTTGCCCCATCCCCGTGGTGCCCGTTGAGCCACCCGCTGAGGAACCAGCGGAAGAAGAGGAGACTCCGACAGAAGTGGAGGAGCCTGTAGCCGAAGAGCCAGTTGTTGAGGTTCCGGGAGTGGACGAGCTGCCAGTCGAAGAATCACCCACAGTCGAGGAACCCCCATACACCGCACCAGTAATGAATTGTGGCGAGGGCACCGTTCCCGGTTGGCTGAATGGACATGGCGATCCGACCTCATGCGTGGGAGATAACCCGTGCCCAGAGGTTGACTTTGGTGAGACGTGCCCGGTGGATGTTGTGGAGCCGGTGGTGGTAGTTCCTGATGCTCCCGCTGATGCGGTGAAGCCTGTCGTGGTCGCCCCAAGTTCTCCTGTTGTCCCCGTTGTTCAGGCAAAGGAGCTTGCATACACTGGGAGTGACGATACGGCTGGGTTTATTGTGGCCGGGTTGCTGTTTGCGGTCGGTCTTGGGATGATTTTGGTTCGCAAGTTTTTGCCACGGAAGGTTGGTGCATGATGGCGTTAGAGGAGATTGCGGTTGCAGATATTCGCAAAGGACAAAAGATTCTGGTGGTTTATAAGTTGCCGGGTTCGGTAATTGATCTGACTCATTCGGCAGTGTTCGAGTCTGAGGGGGACGAGCTAGAGAAGAAATGGGCTGCTGATACGAAGTTCTACCTCCTCGAAGATGTCCCTACGCCCTTGTTTGAGGTTCCGTGGGGAACAGTACAACGGGACAAAGACGGCGATTTGTGGGAGTTCTTCAAGAAAGTCGATCGCTACGGATTTGTCGGTCATGATCACCATCGCACCCGAATGTATCTGAATGAGGCTGCCGAGTTTGCCCCCTTCACTCGCCTGTACGCGGTGCAAGAACTGATCGACATCGTTGGTGATAAGAACCGTGGCTACAACGGCGGGTACGTTGCCGACTATCTGGGCGATATTCGTGACGAGGGAATCATCTAGCCCAACCCGCATCAACCCTACAACATTGATTTGAAGAAAGCAGGTACACAGCCTTGACATTTCAGCTAATGATCCCCGACGCAGACCAAGAGAAAGAGATTTATAAAGCCACCGTCACCACTTCGGGCGGCTACCTTGGCGGACACGTCACTGGACGCGGTAAGACGTTGATTGCTGTGGAGATTGCCCTTCGGGTGTGGGCTGAGCGGGTTCTGATTGTTGCACCTCCGGGCACGTTTGGTATTATCAATGAGCGTGCTGGGAAGGCTGATGGTTGGTTGGGTACAGTTCACCGGCAGTTGAATGGTGAAGTAACTTTGCGGCGTGCGTCGAACCGCAATAAGGATGAAAAGGAGACTTTACGAAAGTTGCTGAATGGTGACAAGGGGTGGTTTTTTCTGTCCCGCGAAATGTTCCAGCGCTTAGACTGGGAGTTGCAAGAACAGTTGGCACCTGACGGGCAACCGATTCTGAATGAGAAGACTGGTAAGCCAGTAAAGAAGGCAAAGCAGCACAAGGTTTGGCGCAAGCACCCGTTCGATGTCCTCGTGTACGATGAAGTGCAGATGGTTGCTGACCGTAAGGGGCGCTCGTTCAAGACGTTCCGTGATGCGAAGGCGGGCCTGAAGATTGGCTTGTCGGCTGACTGGTTTGGTGCGAAGCTGACGGGCATGTGGGCACCCGCATATTGCATTTGGCCGAACGTTGTGACCACAAACTTTCTCCTCTTCTGTGATACTTACCTGAAGAGTGAGTATGACCATTTTGCTTTCAATAAGAAGAAGTACACTGCGGGTGAGCTTGAGCCGGGACTGTTCGTGTCTACTCTCCCTGCGTATGGTCGTCTGGAGTCTACTCTTGGGGTGATGCCGGGGGTTGATGTGCGTTGGGTTAATCTTCACCCAGTGCAGCGTCGCATGTATGACGAGATTGTTGATGACATGGTGACGTGGATTGAGGACAACCCGTTGGTGGTTGAACTGGATGTGACTATGCGTATTCGTTTGCGGCAGGTTGCCTTGGGTGAGTTCACTATTCGTGAGGATGGTGTTGTGGATTTCAAACCGGGAGGCAAGTCGTCCAAGTTTGATGAGCTAAAAGAGTTGATTGATGAAACTGGTGGTCGTCCGCACGTTATTTTTACGGATTCGCAGAAGTTTGCCGAGAACGTTGCGGCACGTATTCCGGGTGCAGTATCGTACACAGGGGCACAGTCTCATACGGAGCGTTCTATCCGCAAGGAAGCATTCATTGGTGGTGAGGTAACTCATCTTGTTTGCACAACGCAGGCGGCGGGGATTGGGTTGGATGGGTTGCAGCATGTGTCGCGTGATGTTACGATTCTTTCAGAGGTTGAGGGTATGGATTACCTTACGGAGCAAGCCATCGGTCGTGTGTGGAGGCAGGGGCAGAAGTACCCTGTGAGTATTACGAAGATTATGGCGAATGACACGTATGATCTGGATGTTTTGGATACACTCATTGAACAGGCGTTGCAGAACAATGCCGCAAAGAAAGGGAGGTAGTTCACATGATTGACTACGATGCAGCAAAAGGGGATATTGTCGGCCCGATTCTTGCCTTCAACAATTGGAGGTCTGAGCTTGAATATGACGAGCGCACTCCCGCTGAGCGTTATGCGGAGCAGCTTATCAACAATCAGGTGCGCGACAACTTGAACAATATTCTTGACATGCTTGAGAATATGAAAGAGGACTTTCCGATGGAGGGTTGGGTTCGTGAAGAATTCATTACTGCGGCCAAGTACTGGATTGTGGGTGGCGACGAATGAGGGAAAGCAACAGCGAGCTGATCGCGTATGCGTTGGACTATATCGAGAACGGGACAATGCCGCGTGAGCGTCGCAACGCCTTGCAAGCGTTGGTGGGTGAATGTGAAAACTACTCCACAACATCCGCTTATGACCATTACTACATTAAGCGCCTTGAGGCAAAGATTAACTATTTGGAGGCAAGGTGACCAACGTAACTGAACTCGATAAGTCTAAGGCGAACCACCCGGCCGGGAAGAAACGTGGCCCGAAAGTGGGGAACCCGAACCACCCCATGAAGGTGCAGGCTGAGCGCCGCAAGGAGGAGCAGGATCGCATTAAGGAACGCTACGAGCGGCAAGAGGCGAAACGCGCCATACCGGTACAGCCGGACACCAATAAGACCCTTACGGTGGCGCTCGTGCTTGGCACCATTGCGGTTATTACCAGTGGCGTGATTAGTTTCAACGGCATCACAAGCATTTCCGCACTTGTAGGGCTGTCTGCCGGGTGGATGGCTTACATGTTCTTCGGGTTCATTGAAGTCCTCATTGGGTACTTCACTGTGAACTATGTTATTCGTTCCTCGCGTGCCACCGAAACGGGTGGACAGGTGAAGGCAACCGGGGACTTCTGGGGACTTGTGGTGTTTAGTTCCATTGCTATCCTCGGTAACGCTTATCACACGTTGTCTTTCCATGAGTGGAACTTTGTGTCACCGGACACGTGGGCTGGCGTTGTTCTGTCTGCCACGGCCCCGGCTGCCGTCATTTGGGTTACGAAGTCTGCGTCGTCTACTTTGTTCGCCAAGCCGGTTCGTCTGTCTTGATTTACGTGCCACCAGCGTGTAGTGTTACAATACGCTATTCATTGGGGGCACTATTGGCTGTGAAAAGATTGAGCAAGACACGCGCTGCGGTTGCGTTGGGGGACGCAATGCTGGTGGGGGAACCCAACTGCACTGGCAGGGCTAAAAGGTTCGAGAATGCAACAAGTGATGAAGAGGCGCAAGCGTTGTGTTCTGGTTGCCCAATCCTGTTGGCGTGCCGCAACTACGGCAAGGCTGACCCTGCCGCATCAGGGGTGTGGGGTGGGAAACTTTTTGTTGACAAGTTTCCCGATAATGATTGACAGGGCTTGCCGGGTTCGGTAAGTTTGTTTCTGCCACGAAGTGTGGCCTACAACTTAGGAGGTAACTGATGACTGATTCGGTGAAGAAAGTTTACGGGGCGTTTGCGGAAGTTCTGAAGTCCATGCAGGTTGATGCCGCTGGAACCCTGCCCAATAATATGGGTGGCAAGAAGTACATCACTGCGAAGGATATTGCTGATGAGGTGAAGAAGAAGTTTGTTGAGGTGGGTCTTATTATGATCCCCAACGAGACTGTTGTTTCTGATGAAATCCTTACTGGTGCTGATGGCCGACGTACATCGTTCCTTATCATTGAGGGCAGGTACCGCATTATCCACATTGAGGACGGATCAGAAGTGACTATCTCTGGTACGGGTGGGGGTATGGCTACGGGTACTGCGGTTGCGCCGAACATTGCTTCTACGTTTGCTTTGAAGAATGCGTTGCAGCGTGCGTTCCTCATCTCGGAGACTGCCGTGGAGGAGGCCGCGTTGAAGGCCCCTGACGCTCCGGCCGCTACGCCGCCTGAGAAGCGTGCTGAGGCTACTGCGGTGGCTAAGGTGACTGCTGAGGTTGCTCCTTTGAAGAAGGAGATTGCGGCGAAGTTGGGCATTAAGTCTGCTGCTGGGATTATTGCTAAGGGCAACGAGTATTTCAAGGTAGAGAATTCTGACCTGTGGAAGGATGATGCGACAAAGCTTGGTGCTTGGTTGAAGCACCTGAACACTGGGGAAGTGGCGTAATGAGTAACGAATGGGATGACCCCACCGCCGTGAAAGTTGCCTACAAGATAATCCGCGCGCAGCAGTCATTACTTGTGGCATATCGAACTGGAGGCAGACCCCCAGAATCAGCGATTGATTTCTTGACGAAAAACAAAGGCCGTTTCATGGCCTACGCCGAGAAACCGCAATTACGAGGGGAGGTAGCGTAATGGAGCATGTGTGGGAAACCCTAAAGGTTGACGAGGCAAGGGTGCACTATAGCTTCTGGGTAAGTAAGGGCACAATAACAACACTCAACAGCCCCGAATATATAGCCAGCGCGGTACGCGACGTGGAAAATCAAACAATGGGGCGCGTCAATGTGGATATGGTCGAAACCCGGATTCGCGTAATAAATACTACGGAGTGGAAGCCGGTAGCGAGCGCATGAGTGCCCCCAAGCTAGCTTCCTACTATTCTGAGAAGCAGGATGATGGCCGCTACTACAAAAACCCGTTCACGGACGAAACGGCTGCATCCGTCACGACCATTCTCAAAGGGGAGAACAAGGATAACCTTATTCAGTGGTCTGCTGACCGTGTGGCATGGTTCTTTGCAACCAACCCAGACTTTGCGCTCACCCGAACCGCTGACGCAACATTCAACGCTGCACGGTTCAAGCACAACGATTTTCGTGACGAACGTGCCGAGATTGGTACAGCCGTACATAACTGGGTTGAGGCTGACCTTGAGGGTGGCTGGAATTATCCCGAACTGTGGGATGAAGAAGTAATTGAGTGTGTTGCCCAGTGGAAACTTTTTCTGGAAGCACACAAGATTGAGGCTGTCCATGTGGAAACAACGGTATGGAGCGAGAGCGGCCGTCATGCGGGCACGTTAGACTTCTACGGGTACATTGACGGGGTGCTGTGGCTTCTTGACTTGAAGACTTCCAAGAACTTGTGGGACGGTCACGAATACCAGTTGGCGGCGCTGGAATCATCCGAGTACGGCCTTGTTGAGTGTGATGAGGATCACCCGGATGCGTCACCAAAGTTTGCGTACACGGACTGGGAAACGAAGGAGAAGCATGTCACGTTTTGGCGTAAGGTTATTTTGCCGAAGCCGGAGAAGCGTGGGTTTCTTCACATTCGCCCTTCCTATACTGACCCTTTGACTGGTAGTATTACACCAGCGTTTTGGGATTTGGTTGAGGTTGAAGCTGGGGACATTCCTGCGTTGTATAGTGTCTTTCTGGGGTACGCTCAGGCGCACTCGGGTAAGGCTGAGGTGAAGGCTCTGCGGAAGTCGCGGGAACCTGATAAGGTAAATTGGTAAACAAAGGAGGAAAAATAGATGGCATTTGTAACAGTAAAGGGTGAGGTTACCCGAACGTTTTTCAACGGCAAGGGTGCAGAAGTCACCGAAAGCTGGCAGCAGAGTGGTGAGACTTTCAAGAAGCGTTGGTCAGCTTTCTTCGAGAACGAACACGGACTTGCAGAGGGCGCACAAGTTCAGGTGAACGGTATCCACGGCGACAAGGTTGATGAGTGGGAGAAGGATGGCGAAGTCCGTCACACCATCAAGCGCACGATCAACAAGTCAGAATCTAAAGTGCTCAGTGAAGCACCAGCCGATGATGGAGAAACGCTATTTTGAAGAGGCTGGCCTGAGCCCGCGTAGCACCTTGCAACAAGACGCCCCGCCACTCCCGTATCGGGTGGCGGGGCGTTGCCTTCCATGGCTTACTGATGTGAAAAGAATCGAGACTCAGGTACACTAAACGTTCGCAACAAATGATGGGAGGCTACAATCAGCGCATTTGAAGAGTCCGCACTGGACTACCTCTCACTAGGGTTTGAGCCAATTCCGGTACTCACAAAGACAGGAATACCCAAAGGTGCAACGGGACGTGAAGGCACCGTCACCGCTGACAAGATCGCACACTGGCTGGAAGATGAACGCTACGCAGACGCAAACGTAGCCCTCCGCGCAAATGGTTGGATTTCCATTGACGTAGACCACTACGAAGACAAAAAGGGTGCCGAAGACTTGGCGGAGTGGGAAGCCAAGCATGGCGTACTGCCAGTCACCATAAGCTCCACCGCGCGCGGCCAAGAGTCACCGTCACGCCAACACTTCTTCATCGTCCCTGAAGGGTATGAGGCAATCAGTCGCCTCTCTAAAAATGTAGAGATTGTTCAACGCTCGCACCGCTACGCCGTAGTTGCCCCATCGTTCCACCCTCGCACGGGTTCCCAGTATGAATGGTTTGATACTGAAGGTGAACCGATGTGGGGTACGCCATCCAAGGATGACTTCGAGATGCTCCCAGAAGCATGGATCGAAGCACTCCGCAAAACAGATGAGATCGACCACGAAGGTTTCGGTGGCGACATCGGAGACTGGCTCTCAACACTGCCCACTGGCGACCCTACCGAGGCTGTGCGTGCAGCAATTGAGCGTATGCCGCGTGAGAAGTTCAACCACGATGATGTTCTGCGAACCACGTATCATATTGTGCGTTTGGGCGCTGAGGGTCACACTGGTATTGAGTGGGCCTTGAAGACCATTGAGGCGACATGGGTGAAGCCGCCATACAATTCTTCCGAATACCGTAAAGAACTTGATGACGCAATAGCTGGGGCTGTACGCCGTGCCGGTGGGCACGCATGGCCTGATGAACTCCCCAAGTCTCAGATGACAGACATTATCGAACGTATTGATGGTGTGGAAGATTATTTCTGGGGTGATAAGGAAGTTTCAGACTCTAACCGTCGCGCTCTCATTCAGAAGATGTATAACGCTGGGGCTGACCGGCAAGAGATTATGTCATTCGTGTGGCACTCGCAACAGAACGTTGCAGAGCATGTTGCTGACGTGTGGAATGAAGTTGTAGCTTACGAACCGCTCGAAGAATCAACAACCACGGCCGGGGTGGAACACTCACTATTGACCGACGCTGAGCGTGAGCGTCTACGCTTCATGCCCAACTTTATTGACAAGTACCAGTACGTTGCAGGGTTGCGTGAAGAAACACCCAATCTGCCCTACCACCGCGCAAACGCATGGACGCTCCTATCGCTCGTGTTTGGCAACATCGGTGTTGTTCCCAAGAGGGGGACGCCCGGAGGTTTGGGGCTGAACCTGTACGTCATGCCAATGGGTCAAACAACGTCCGGTAAAGGTGAAGGCAAGAATCAACTCCTGTCTGCGTTGCGATTCGTTCTAGGATCAATCTTTGATGGTGTTGACATTGGTGGCGACCCTTCGCCGGAGGCAATGCACAAGAAGATGATTGAGCGTGACGGTGAGGTAACATTCTTCAACCTTGACGAGGGCGATCAACTGTTTGATCGCATGTCTCAAAAGGGTGGCTATTCTTCAGGGTTGCAACAAAAGATTACCGACTGGTACGAAGGTCGCATCTCTGGCCGTCTAAGGATCGGTGACGAGGATGGTGGCAAGTCTGCCAAGGGTTACCTTGTTGTGTGGCTGATGGGTGTTCCCGAGAAGATTATGGGTTCCCTTACTCGCAGTCAGGTTGAGGATGGTTTCATTGCACGCTTCATTCCCTACTTCGGGAACCCGCGTAACATTACCGCACAGTCCTTGGAGACTGCCGAGCAGGATGATGATGAGATTTCGTTAGGTTATGACCCTTACGTGAAGGCGATGTCATCCGAGTTGCAGCATCACGTGACTACGTTGCGTTTGTCACGTTTCGATATGCAACCGCATCCGATACGTCAAACGCCGGAAGCGCGGGATCGCCTGTCCAAGGCTCGCCGTGATCTGTTTGTTCCGTATGCTGGGCACGCTCTTGCACAAAGCATGATTGAGCCGTCAATGTTGCGTATGGGTATTAGTATGTGGAAGTGTGCTGCGTTGATTGCGATGTCGCGTGGGTCAAAACTTATTGAGGTTGATGATGTTTTGGTTGCTGTTCGTGCGGCCGAGGAGTGGGTTCCTAACCTCATAAAGCTGATGGAGGGTGTTGCGTCGAACGACTGGACTGCACAACTCGATAAGGTGTTGCAGTTTGTTCAGAAGCGTGAAAGTGTGAGTAAGGCTGAAACGTACCGTCACTTCAAGGACATGGGGTTCCAGTTGGATAATGTTACGAAGTCGCTGATGCAGCAGAAACTTATTAAAGAGAACAACAAGGATGGGAAATGGGAGGCAATCAATGGATAATGCAAAACCGTGGACAATCAAGAAGGTTCAGACACGAAATCCTGACACTCGCCAGTTGACCCACCACAAGTCGTGGGAGTTGCGCTTCAACGGGAAGCGCATGGCCGGATACCGAAGCTGGGATATGTGCATCCGGCACGTTCAGACTTACTACGACAAGTTTGGGCACCGCTGATGGATGACATACGACCGCTCTACCTGTACTCCCCTGAAGGCACAATGCCAGAACGGTTCCTGCAAGCCATACGAGCCACTAAAGAACGTGCCGGGTTGCTTTATAAGGTAAAGCCCGTAAAAGCTGTCCACGGCCAGCCCGGTCGCGTCCTGTGCCATAAAGAGAACCCACCGTTCCTCTGCGAATCAGTAATCGCAGAATCCCCCGCCGACATGACCCAAAAACTACTCTGGGCACTGGGCGAAACGGAACACCCGCACAGTGGGTTCACCGAGAAGCTATCAGAATGGTTCGGTGCCGAAGTGACCGAGCTTGAGCCTGAGGAGACAGTATCGAGTGTGCGCTTTGAGTGAAATAATTTGGGCAGACTGGGTGGAAGAAAAAGACATGCCAGCCAAAGCCAAGAAGCTGCACCAAAGATGTGTTGCCGCTGGGTGGATGACATCAATACGCCAATCGGAAGTACGATCCCAGCCAGAGCCAAACAAGACAGGCCCGAACGCTGGAGCGAAGAAGCCTGAGAAGGTTTCCAAGTTCACTTTCCTTGTGTGCTGGACCGACGGAGTATGGTTTCAAGCGGTATGGAATGGCGGATCATTCGTTGACGCACTCACCTACGACCCCGTTGGGATCGTATGGGAAGACGATGATGGCAAAACAAACTTCATGCCCGGACGTAGATTCATGGACAAATATGGTGCGTTCCAAGACTGGTTCGACATTGTTGTGAAAGATGAGGAGGTACTTTTTGAAGATTAGCGAAACACTACCGAACGGTGCCAACATAGAAATCCACGCACTCTGGGGGGCAGGCCGAGTACTGGACAGGTGGAGGAAGGTGCACCTTCCAAATGTGGAGAAAATGGAAGGTGCAAGTAGCAGGGTCGGGTTTACCCCAAATGGGTAGCCGCCTCATCACGGCCATTGACCCCGGAGTGTCAACCGGCATGGTAGTGGCTGAGTTTTGGCTCGACAAGCCGCTGCATATCCTTGAGCGTCGGCAGTTCATTGGGCACCCCGATTACGCTGAACTGAAGAAGATAGGCGGACTGTTGGTGTGCGAACGTTTCGTGCCGCTAAGCAACGAGGGGTTCTCGCACACGGCCGAAACAATCGAGCCAGTACGGATAGAAGCTGCACTCATGCAGCACGGACTCATGCCAACCGACTACACAGACAAGCGCTGGCAACGAGCCGCCTGCCAACTCATCGTAGGCAAACGCGGCTACCCAACACGTAAGCAAGCCAACGATGCCTTCCTGCGCGAGCAAGGCTTATGGAGCACCGGCAAGACTGTAGGGCAGCCGGATGCGAATGACGCAAACTCGGCAATGAAGCACCTTGTGTACTACGTCAAGAACACGCTCGTTCATCACCCTACGATTCAAGCGTATTGGCCCAAGACACAACAAAACCCCCGGCTGCCGTAGCAATTCAAACCGGGGGTTCTGCGCACCCCTTTCTCTAGTTGCTACCCGTCATTGGCAACTTTCGCAATTTAAGGCATCCATTGGATCTGAGGGAATCTCATAACCGGATACTACATCGTTCTCACCGCTCAAAGCGTTTCAGCCTTAGCACTCTTGTTGGCAATAGCGCCAACGGCAAGTGAGGTTCCGAGTGCAGCGATGGCGATGCCAACCCATTCTTGTGCGGAGATGGCACCATCGGCAAGCGCGGCAGCAAGCGCCACCAGCGCGGGGACAAGGAAAGCTGCAATAGCCTTCCGGTATTCGTTGATCTTGTTAACCATAGACAAATCCTCTTTCTGTTTGCTTGTTCCCCACGTTAGTCACGCGGGGGTGGTTCAATTGTATGCTCATCCAGTAGCGCAATCAACCTTCTGGTGTAGTTCTCTCCAGCCATAAGTTGCCTCTGGATTCCAGTCATCTCGGATTTTAGACTTCCGACTTGCTCCATTAGAGTTTCGACCTGCTTGCCTTGCTTGTTGATCATAACATCCTGTGCCGCAAAGATGGCATTGAATCTTGCCGTACTGTTCTCTTCCCGCTTCAGTTCGTCGCCTTTCACTCCGCGTTTGGATGCGAACATTCCGGCAATCAGTTGGGCACCAGCGGCACCGGTTACTAACGATATTAGGGCGGTTATTGCGAAGCTGACTAGCGGCGCAAGGTCAAACGATTCTGTCATTTTTGCGTCCTGACGCTTCCCTCGCATAGTGTTCCATGACCCCAGCCAAGTATAATGCCTTCCATGCCATGAAGACACAGGCCAGTGTAGATACTAGGGCGGGGCCGTAGGTTGATGCGATGTCGATTACGGCGTAAGGCGAAGTAACGCCGATGCCTTTAGATGTTTGGTCTGTGAATAGAACCCATAAGGCGATTGCGTACAGACCATAAGCGCCAGCTAGGGGCCAGAGCACGACACCCTCAATTTTGAAATTAGGTTTCGTCGTTGCATACAGCCCAACAATTCCTCCTAGGAGGAAAGATGTGCCGTAGAAGTAAACAATGCCGATACCGATAACGTCCTGCACAAGGATTGATGGCGCAAGCAGTGTCAGAACGCCATGCACAATCGTCAGTCCATAAGCTATGGACATCAGTGTTGGGGAGCGGGTTCTGTCTATTGGCATGTTACTGGACTGAGAATGTTCCCGTTTTAGGAAGAAGCTTTGCGGTAGCAGCAGGGATGGCGGTTACGGCATCAAGTACCGGCTTTAGGTCTGCGGTGACGCTTACAGCTCCGCCCAGCCCCGCAATGCGAGCCTCGCGTGCCCACGCTGCATCGGACGCAATCTTGGCAACCTTGATGAACGCATCCCAGCGCGCAACGTCCGTACCAGCATCGAATGAATTGCCGGATAATGGCGCAAAACCACTAGCAATCTTTATGTCGTTGGTGACCAGAACGCCGTCAGGGAAATCGAGCGGGTGGGATAGCGCCCAGCGTGGCTTCTTGGTTACGGGGTCGATCCCCGAGATATAGCGGTAATCAGTCATTTCTTCTTCCTTTGGTTCAGGTTCAATAATTTCTTGGGTGTCGTCTCCAGCAAGTTTTGTTGTTGCGGCAATGGAAACGATCTTCATAACCGTTTCGGGTCCGGGACAGAATGTTGCGTAGCTCGCCCCGTAGGTGTTCCATAGGTCGCGGTGACCGAGAACATGCTTGATAGTGTACCGCTGCCGCAAATCAACGAGTAGCCGTGCAGCAGCGTCGAGAGCCTTAGTCGAGATAGGCCACTCCCCACCTGCCGACTGATTCTCAATCTCAACAGTGACCGCACGGTGATCCCACGCAGCACCCTTACCACCGTCATAGGCGGAACCGGAAGTCCATGCACGCCGCTCCTCGGGAACAACACACGTGATGCGTCCCTCGTTGCTTATGGTGTAGTTTGCCGACACGCCCCTGCTGCCGCTCACCATTGCAGCAATCACAGCATCATCATTTGTCCCTGCTTGGTGATGAATGAGGAACGTGTCAATAGTGTCGTTGCGCGGAGACGACTGATTGGAGATTCTGACCTGATTGGTTTGCTTGCTGTAAACCATTACGCCGTTACTCCGTCCGCCGCCCACGAGAGGTAGTAATCGTATGAAGCAGAAAGGTTTGCAGAGTCTGTGCGCGTCATGTCAGCAGTGAACCCAGTCGCAGAGGTTGCCGAAATGGACACCATCACAGCGGCGGAAACGGAGATAAGACCTGAAGCGTTAAATGCTCCCACAGCGCGTCCGCCAAAGGCCGAGGCGGTAACCACGGGGATTGTTGAATATGCGACAGGGAAAGTTACCGTTTTGGTGATCTTTGTCGCAGCGGCCCCCGTGATCTTCTCAATACCCCGCTGTGGGGTAGAAACAATGACACTCGAAACCGTCCCCATCTTTAGCTGAACGGTGGAACCAGTATAATCCCATGCCGTCCCGTTGTAGTTCCAGTACGTGTCAGTATCGGACTGGTATCCGCTATCCCCGGCTGCCATGCCAGTCTGGGCACCACGAGCCGTGGCGTTTGCCCACTTGTAGCTGTGAGCTTGACGCACGTCTAAGGCATCTTGAACGCTCCCGGCCATAACCGAAAAGACGGTTTCAAGGGGTGCAATGTTGTCTGTGGAGACTGGGTAGACAATGTTATCTGGGCTAGTGTTTGCTGACATTATTGAACCATTCTATCAGATGGTAGGAAGTTGAACCGAGGAGGGCAGCGGCCGCGCCAAGATGGAGCCGCCAAAGAAGTATGTGAATTCTGAATCGGTGTTTAGCTCTAATGAGACTTGCAGTGTTGTTCCGGCTGGAACGTCAATAACAACAGTTTTCCAACCACTCGGGGCGAACGATGCGCCACCGCTTACGGCAACCCTCTGGGCTGGGTTGGCTAGGATGGTTGCCCTGTCAACTACTACGGTTCCGGCTGGAACCACCGTAACGGAGTACGCAAAATACCCACTACCACCATTCAGGGAACCGCCAAAACCAATTTCCATACGGTTTGTGGGGGACTCTATGAAGAAGCTTGCTGGGGATGAGCTATACCAGCCGGTGAAGCCGGTTATGCCGTAGGTGAATTCTGCACTTAGGGTGTTGGCGAGAGAGTTTAGTGTAGCTATCTGGGTTTGTTGCCGGTTGAAGTTGGCGGCCGTGTCCGAAGTCAGTCTGGTAACGCTGGCAATCAGACCGGAGACCCCACGGGAGAGGGCGCTGATTGATGAAGATACCCACCTGCCCCATGGTTGGGACTGGGGTTCAAGTTTTGGTTCTGGTGGTGTCTCTAATATCATGCTGTCCCCTGTTGGATGCTCGTGGAGTCGTTCTCTACGTCAGTCCATGCGAAGGTGAAGCCATCCTCGTCAAGACTATTGCCATCGAAGTAAGGCCCGGTGTAGTCGCCCTCCACAATGAGGAGGTTATCCCACCACCCCGGCCCAAACACTGCCGAAGTTGCGCCGGTAGCACGAATGGTTTCACCCGCTGCGGCCGAAGCTACTACAGCACCACCCACCGTAAGCTCCTGCCCGGAGTATCGAGCAACTGTAAGCACTGTGGAATAAGAGGCCAGTGTTGCCGTTGCTGTTTTCCCATCTGGCACGTAAAGCGAATTAGCTCCTGATGCCGCCCACTCCTGTGACTGGTAGCCGCCGCTTACCCCCCTCACGCCCATCGCGACAATATACAGCCCCGGATGGGTGGGGTCTTCGGTCATAAGCATGTGGGTGATCCTCTCGAAACTTTACTAGGCGTGGGCTATGCGCTAGGCATATCCGGGACTTATGGGCGGGTTAGGGGACTTCCATGACGGCGTAGAACCAGAAGTTGCCAGACGGGTATGCAACCGTGTCGATGGTCGAAGCATCCACCAGAAGTTGCATGCCTCCGCCACGGTGAAAATAAACCTGATGGTCGGCTGTGGGTGTGCCGGTGACTACGGCTCCGGCTGCGTCGTAGAAATAGAGTTCAGTGCTGCTGGGCGACGAGCTTCCAACCTTCACACTGTAGGGACCAGCGCGGGCCACTGCCTGAATGTCGGCGGGGGCACCAGACGGGACAGTATTGTGGTTGACGACGAGTTTCCCGGTGGATGTGGAGTGGGCGAAAGTGCTAGAAATTGTGCTCGGGGTAGACCGTTTCCACGTTGCAGTCCCGGTATCGTAATAGATATAGGCGGCCTGTGCGGGGGTGTCTTGATAGATTTTGAGGGTTGTCTCGGCTACCCCAACTGATGCTCCAGCCGTGAAGCCGTTCAGGGCCAAGGTTTCGTCTGGCCAGCACGACGCGAAGACAACGAAATTGGCACCGAGACTCGCGTAGTTCACGACGAGGTGGCCGGAGCCATTGACGCTCACTGAGTCAATGCCGACAGGGCTGTGTCCAGCGTCGTCAATTGCGAACCATCCGGCCCCATCGTTACGGAGTGGGCCAGAGATGATCCGATAATTCTTACCATCTGCCCCACGCAGAATGCCGCCACCTATGCTTGTGGCTACTGCGGCCCCTTCTACGGTTGCCGGGTCACCCAGATTGGTTGCAATCTTTGCTCGCACATCCACCGGGAGATTCAGGTTTACGTCGATTTCAGCAATTTGGATTGTCATACTGTTCCAATCGTGTAGAGCCCTACATATGTGGGGTCAGGTGTCAATGTTGGGTCAGTCAAATCATACAGCCCAACACTGCCCGAAACTGCGACAAGTTCTGGGGGAGGAGCGTCCGTCTCGAATGATGGATTTGTAAATAGGTTCGTCCATATGACAATGATGATAACGGGTATTGCTAGTGGGATAACCGCAAAATCTTCAAACTTGTATCCAGCAAACCATGAATTGAATGAAGCAAAATCTTCACCAACCCACGCCGGGTTGAAGTCAGAGAATAGTGTATCACTCTCGGCAGTTGCCGTCGTTATACCGTTCTGGGAAATGGTGGCTGAGCGAATACGGTACACGGCTTGACGGAATGGAATCCTAGCACCGCCAACGTTCCCGAAGACTTGGTTGGTAAAATCGCCTTGCACTAGGCTAAATTGGTAATCGTTGAAATCTGAGAAAGATTGCCCAACCCAACCAGAGTCAAAGGTAGCGAAGGTTGCCCCGGAAACGGTTGGGTTGAAGTCTGCGAAAGTTGGGTAGACGTAACTTCCCGACTCCCCCGCACGGTTGATGAACGTTGCGCTTATCTCAACCGACTGTTGCGGCGAGGCATATCGTCCGCCAGCTCGGAAGGCGGCAGCGTAAGCATCACCTTTGGTGTTCACCCAAGGGTTGTCAATTGTTACCCCAACTTCTTGTGAAGTTTTCTCGGCGGGTGCCCCGGTGGGTACTCTTATCAGTTCACGCCTGAATCCAAGCCCGGTGCCCATTATTCTCAGACTGGAATAGTAGTTTGAGGCACCCGAACTCATCGCAATCTGGTAAGGGGCGTAGCCGGGTTCAGACATGCCCGTTACTGTGACATCAATACTTTCCCCATCCTCACCAATGGCAAGGGTCAACGCGCCACCGCCACTCGCCCACAGAGCGGGTGAAATTGGCAGGCCATCGTTTCCGGCGATAGCGTACACGCTAGTCGGGCCAGAATAGTATTGGCTGACCGATGAAACCATTGTCGGTTGAGATAACGCAGAAAGTGCGACATCGACTGGTAGGTTTATTGTCCGCGTTTCTCCAGCATCAACTTGGTACACGGAAACATCCGAGTTCCACCCACCATAGGGGTATACCATACTACTTGACACCTGAGTATAGTTGTAGTATGCAACTTCAACAAATTGTGCAAGTTCAATATTCTTCACCGAGTGGGACTCTGAGGTTATTTTCCCCATGAACGCTGTTCGCTCACGAGGTGGACGCACAACAACATTATTACTGACCAGCGCAATCTCAACCTGCAATGCTGAACACATTTCTTTCAGCATGAACCAATAGTTTTTGTTGCCACCGCGAGACTTTACCGGGATGCCCTGCAATGAGGCGTCAACAAAGATACCAGTGGTTATACCAGCAAGCCCGAGAATTTCGTGTACAGCTTCATCAAGCGTGCCATCAACGGCAGGAATATCACCAGCAGAATTTAGTAAGTTCAGACGTCCATCAGCGGTAACCATGGCAACACCATTACTTGCACTGACACCGTTTACCTTACCAGTGGTGGTACCTGATCCAGTGTCTGATAAGTTGATAATATCATTAAGTAAAAGGATAGAACCGTCATGGGCTGGGTCTTCTTTTGCCCCAAAAGTTATTGTTCCGGTACCACCCGAAGAATCGGCAGGGTCAAGCGGGGTAGAGTCCTCAGTAACGTTGTATGAGGTTATGCTTGAGCGGCTTCCACCATACTTGCCGTTGCCGACAATCTCAACTTCTACCGACACTAAACGCGCCACCCTTCAGTCTCGGTCATATTCACAACAAGACCGTTAATGTCTAGGGCGGAACTGTAGGGCGTGTAGCTTGACCAGTCGGAGAATGAGCAACCGGAGTGGCCTTGACCTGAAACGAAATCCCCAGTAGCAGGCGTAATGCCGTTGGGGAATACCTGCACCATAAGTCCTGAGAGGGTTACGGTGCCCACGCCACCGAGGGAGAGCAGCACTCCACTGTAAGTGTCGCCAGAGAAGGACTGGTTGACGCGAGTCTCCGATGTCGCCGGAAGCAGTGCGAGGTCAACAGGCGTGCCAGTCGTGGTGGGTCCGGTGGTTGGGGTGGCAACAACTTTGCCACCAGAACGGTCCTGACCGTGAGCGCCAACCCAAATTGTGTATCCGGGCGGTACAGGAACCCACACCTCCAGCACAGGGCTGTCAGCCGCAACCGTATAGGTGATGCTCCGTATTGGGTAACCCAGAGTGTTTGCCGTAGTAGCCAACTCGGTACCACGCACCTCAGTACCAGTAAGGATCGGCCCATCGTCAACACCCTGAAAGGGGGACGCAAGCCATTGCGGGAGAAGGTTCTCTTCCATCGCCACAGGATCACACCAGTAGATTGCACCGTCACCGAAAAGTTTATCTTGATAGTCCATTATGGGACGAATCTCGGAACGCTTAGCAGCCTCCCACGTTAGTTGGTATTCGCGGTGCGAGGTGGTTGATTGATGTGTGAAGGAGCCACCATTGAGGTAGTCAGATTTGTCTATACGGCCAAGGCGGGAAGATGGCATCCCTACGGTGGGGGCTTTCACCCAACGCATGAAAGCGCGGGTTCCGAACCACATCTTGCTAGCCATTAGTTTGTCCCCCTGTTTGCTGCGGTCAGCGTGTTGTCGTATCCGGCTTGTGCTACTTGCTTGCCGTCAAGGTACAATCTTACATCACCAGCACGAGCCAGAAGGCTACGGTCTTCAGGAGACAGGTGAACAATGGTCGGGCCACTGTTGCCGCCACCACCACCCCTGTTTACTGTTGGTGTTACAGCGCCACCACTATACATTCCACGACCACGCTCAAAAGCATTCATCATGCCGTATAGGTTTCCAACACCAGCTTTCTGTGTTGCTTCCTTGGTGAACACAAACTCTCCACCATGAACAACACCCTTGGGTTCGTACTTCCCACCGTTGCCGGTGTAACCAACGGAACCACCATTGGCGTATCCGTCGTATGCGCCAGCGTTCCACATTCTACGAACAGCAGCCCAGCCGGATGCGGACTGCGCAATCGCCCTACCGTACTGCTTCTGTGTGGCACTAGCCCACTGGGTGAATAGTGCATCTTTAGCGCCGGGACTAACCCCACCAGTAACATTCAGGGGAACATTGATGCCACCCGATGCCGCCTTCTTCGCCGTGGCAAGGAACTCGGTTAGTGCTTGCTCTGCCGGGTCAGTGTTCGCGTCAACTGTTATATTCCGGGGGATGCGTGCGATGGCTTTTGCCATGTCGTCAAAGCTACGAATATAGGGTTGCATCTGCGCGTTTGAGTATCCGAGTGCTTGAGCTTGTGCTAAGAAGTCAGACTTGGATTTGGCTACGGCCGCGTTCAACTCGCCCTGTGAAGCGCCACCCTCAGCTAGTGAGGTGATGTAACCCTCATAGCCGGAAACTAGGTCAGTTACACGTTTGCGGTTCTCAACTGCCGCTTTAGAGTTTCCGTTCAACTCTTTGGATACACCAGAGGTAGCGTCAGCCAAGTCTTTGTCAATCTTTTCAAGCTCTGAACGCAGAGTGCCAGCACGAAGTGTGTCATCGTAGGCTTCCGCAATTGACAGGAAGTATTGCTTCACCGCACGGTCAGCAGTAAGCTCATTGACTTTACGCCGGTACTCTGCCATCTCATCGTTCAAGTCACGCCACGATGATGTTACCGAGTCAAGGGATAGCTGCGAACCGAACCGAATGTCGAATGCACGCTGGAACACACCACCCAAATCGGAAGCGTAGTCAAGTAGCGTGCGCACCTCAGCAGCAGCCGAAGCGATAGCACTACCAGTTGACCTTGCTGCGGTACTGGCATTATCGAACCCCACCGCAAGGGATGAGATGTCAAAGAAGGAGGCCGCCTGTGCAGGCTTACCAGACAGGGAAACAAGTTGCGAGATTACCTGATTCAGATACCCCAGTTGTTCTGCGGAGGCGTAGCCACCATTAACTATGGAGTCGAATAGTCCCTGCAAGTTTCCGGCAGCGGCACCAGCACCACCCGACTGCTCAATGATTGTAGAAATGAGGCTCTGGAAGTCGTCAGAAGTGAATGCCGACTGAGCACCAACCTCATAAAGTGTTCCACCCAAAGACGCAAGCTCGTCATTGATCTGACGTGTACCATTTATGCTACCAAATATGTCGCCAACAAGCTCAGCCATAGCCTTACTTGTAGCCTCAAGTTCATCCGCAAACTCTTTAGCGGCAGCAGCATTCTGCTCAGTAGCTAAAGCGCTTCTTGCGCCAGCAACACCAGCCTCACCCAACTGATCGTTGAACAAGGTGAACGACGCAGCCAACGTATCAGTGTCAAGCCCCAACTCGGTAGCACGCGCCATGAGGGAATCGAACCCAGCAAGGGCTTCCGCCATATTGCCGCCAGAAACAAGTCCAGCAAGAGCCTGATCAATCTTGTCAAGCTCATCAAAGTTGCGGCCGGGGCCAATGCCAAGAATATTGTCAAGCAAGCCCTGAGTAGTTAGCCCGTATCCGAATCCTTGGTAGATACTCTTCTGGAGGTCTGCACCAAACGATGACCCAGCACGAAGCACATTGTCAACACCCGCAAGGCTATCTCCGCTTACCAGACGACTAAGGCCAAGGGGGTCACCGCCAACGTTTGCCGAAGAGAACACATCAGCAAAGTCAGTGCCAGCATCCGTCGCCTCACCAATCTTCTGAGTAAGAGTATCAACACTGTCCGAAGCCCCCAGCGCTTCACGCCCCCAGTCAGCAAGGCTGGTTGCAGCCTCTATTGCAAGGAGGGCAATTCCCGCAACGGAGAGAACCTTGACCGCTGCGCTGAGTGCCCTAATGGAGACGGTGGCAACCCTTGAAGATGCGCTAGTTCCAAGAATTTGCGGGATAAGTGCGGCCATAGAGCCACGCAACCCGAGGGTAGAAATGTTCAGTTCATTTTGTGCGGTAGCAAGTGCTGCCATTGATGCTGTTGCGCGGATTGCGCCAGCAACAAGAAGCCCAAGAACACCGGCAAGACCAACAAGGGCGATAGAGCCGCCAGCAATGACAGACCAGAAGGGGTCTGAGGCAATAGCGGTAATCTGTTGCAGGAAACCGTTAAGTCCGTCAACGACCCAGCCAATGCTAGTGGCAGAATCTCCGGCCGTAGCAAGGAAAGCTTGCAGGTTGTTGTTCAGCAGGGTCAACTTCTCGGCAACAGTGTTGGCGACAATGCCGTACTGACGGTTTAGTTCCGTCCCCTCAGCGGCACCTAGGGCAGCGTCATCAAGGTTGGAACGCAACAGGTCAGTGTTTTGCGCAAGGCGGAGGATTGCTGGAACGTCACGGATGCTCGTGATTCCAAGGTCGCGTAGCGCCTGCTCTGCGGCAGGGCCAGAACGGTTCCCAATGCCATCCATGAAGCCAAGCAGGGCCTCCATCGGGGCAGTTTCCCATGATTTAGCAAACTGATCGCCAGACATGCCAGAGATGGCACCAAAGTCTTGCAGTGCTTTACCGCCAGAAGATACAGCACGCCCGATCTTGCCAAAGAGCCGGGTAACCGTACCACGAGCAAGCTCCGGCTGAATACCCACAGAAGCAATCGCAGCAGACAGACCAAAGACTTGATCAGCAGAAAGTCCAGCCTGAGCAGCGATACCAGCAATCTGCGTCGAGATTGAGATAATCTGGCTCTCGGTCGAGATTGAGTTGACACCAACCTTCAGGATTGATGAACCGAGAGCGTTGTAGCCACCCTCAAGTGGCTCAAGAAGTGTTGTAAGTCGAGCAAAGGCGGTGGCCGATGCGTCAATGCTGACATCGGTTGTGGCAGAGAACTTTGCAACAAGTTCAGTGAACTCGGCAACGTCATTGATTGGTACGTCAAGTTGACCGGCCAGTGAACCAATTTCAGCCAACCCCTTGAAGGATAGCGGAATTGTTTGTGCAAGCTTGACAAACTCTGCGTTTAGTGCATCCAGTTGCGGTGCCGTACCATCAGTAGTACGTCGAACGTCCGCAAAGGCACGCTCCCACGATATAGCCAGAGCGTAAGGTGCGGCGGCAAGCGCCACCATCGCGAGCGACACAACTGCAACTGACTGGCTTACGTCGTAGAGTGCGTAGCGTAGTCGTGGCAGGCTTGAGGTTGTAGCGCCAACGCTAGTGTTTAGGGCCTGTGTAGCCTTGCTTGCACCTTGCTGACCCTTACTGAGTCTAATAGCGTCTTTAGACATGCCGCGAAAGGCACGTCCAGAACTCTCGGCATTCTGCTCAGCAAGTCCAAGCTGTTGGATAAAGTCAGTAAGCTCGCTGTCTTTTACATCAACAACTATGCGTACTTTAGATTCTTGATCAGCCATTCGGTTCCACCACCAAGAAAATAGTTATCACAGTAGAAACCATTCTACCGCATTCAGTCCCGCATCCTGCGTTTCTCCTCCTGCTCATCCATCCACTCTTTGCGGGTGGGCCACTTGCCATCCTTCTCGTCAAGGTACGGTTCGGCGTAGTAGGTAACACCATGTTCAGGCTTGTAATCCTTCTTCTCCCGGCGAGCGCTCTCAAGTCTCTCCAGCATGGCGGCACCATGATCCTCAGTGCGAACCTCGCGCCACTGCACACGCTCATCAGACTCAGCAATGAACATCGGATAGCCGCCAGAAGTCTTCTCCGAGTCAACAACAGATATTGCAGCCGCAAGCCGGTGATCCATCCTAGACCACCGGCCTTGCGGTTTCTTCAGCTCAAGCAGTATCGCGGTTGGCCTAAGCCCCCAGTTCATTGCGGCCCGGATGTATGGAACGTACTTGTTGCCGGGAATCCACGACAAGTACGAGACTAAAAATCTAGGTCTTGTCCAGCGTCACGGGAAATCTTCTGCTCAAACTGAACCTCGTCAAGCTTCTCGCGGAGGCGCGCCCACTCAGTTTTGGGAAGGATTTGCGCCTCCAGAGACTCCAGTTCTTCCATTGTCACAGAATGCCTTACGGCACCGTTGGCCTGCTTCAGCTCAACAATGGCGTTGGTAAGCAGAGAGTGAATCCAGAAACGCTCCATGTCCTCAGCGTCCTCATCGGCAACCTGCTTCATGCCCTTCTTGATGAACTTCTTGCGAGTTTCACGCTTGGCTACCCGCTCAGCAACCTCAGGGAATGCACGAAGCGTTACGGTGAAGCTAGTGCTGAACAGCTTTTCACGGAGAGCTTTAGCTTCCTCGTGCAGTTCGGCAAGTTCTTCCTTTTCGCCGTCTTCCAATTCCGTGTCTGTCTTGCCCTCAAGTTCGTCAATACGGCCGATAATGCCGGAGCGTTGACGCATCATAATACCAGCAGCGTTGCGGCCATCGTAGGCGGTGCCAAGTTTCTTGCCGGAGACTTCATCACGGAAAAGCCGAATAGTGTCCTCAACACGCTCCTGCTCGGTGACGTTGTCAAACAGGTCAAAATCTGCTTGTGCATCTTCAACAATCTTGTCAACTACTTCATCAGTGACTTCTTCACTCATTTGTTTTCCTCCAAAGAAAAAGGGGCTGAACCATTCGGCCCAGCCCCAATTCTATACTACGTTTAGATAGGTACGGTAAACGACAATCCGGCGTGAACCGCTGCGCCGGGGTACGACGGGATTAGCGTTGCAGTTCCAGACGCGATGGCCTTCACAATTCCGTTACTCGTTGTCGAGAGAATCGTGGGGTCACTAACGGTGAAATCAGCAAGGTTGGTGATGTCGATACCTTCATAGGTTGCCTTACCCCATGTGTAGGAGCCAGCAGCGGGGCCAGCGTCGTAACCAGTCAAGGTGATTGCGCCAGCGGTAGTGCCATTGGCGACAACATACTGCGGAAGCAGCGTGCCACGCGAAAGCAAGGTAACCGCGTACGAGTACGAAGACTCGCCTTCAGTCTGGTTCTTCTTCGCATCCGTCATCACCTTGTACACCGTTACGGTGTCACCGGGTGCAGCGTCCGAAGTTGCCAGCGAAACAACACGCTCAACAATCCACAACTCTTCACGCATATTCAGGGTGGCGAATAGTGCTGCCACCTGAACCGAAGTGTCATTCGTGTCCGAAGGGTCTTTCGGCGTGAGCAAGTTGACGGTTCCACCGAACTGAGCCAAACCTGCACGTTGCGCGGTTCCCTCATCGGTAAGAACACGGTCATCAATCTGGTTTGATTCCTGAACACCAAGGTCGGTGCTGTCCCACTTGACAACTGCGGAGAACTTCAACATTGCGTTGATCTCTGCGTCAGTGGGCTGTGTTACGTCAGCGAACGGGTTGGAACCTACAGTTGCGGCCCAAAGGGTGCGGCGCTTGTTGGAAAATACTTTAGCCATTATGCAACCACCGTTCCGTTGACAAGGACGACCCCGGTCGGGACTGAATTCTGCGAACCCTTAATGGTTGCCTGATCTTCTGTCTCGTTCACGAGGTTATCTGTATCAATCTCATAGATGTCAATTTTCTGTCCCGCAACAAAAGTGTCAGTGGAAAGAAACTCTCCCCATGCACGGTCGATGATCGCATAGCGAGCACCCTTGCCCTTGAGCAAGTTCCACGCAAGGTTACGGACGTTGGATGCGGTAGGAACCTCATCACGCTGGAATGTGATACCAGCGTCTACATTGTAGAACGTAGGATCAGATTCGTCAGCCTGTGAACAAATAGTCTGCTCATCGTCAGTGTCAGAATCGGAAAGTCCGATGTCAACGCTGTCGAGTACGGCACAGCTAATGTTTCCACCGATGGCGGAAATACTGGAACTGTTGTCAACGACTGCACCCCAAGTGTTGAGGACGGCTGCGGTTGGGGTTGCAAGTGGTGTGATCACGGATGCGGTTTGCGTTCCACCGAGTAGGTAAGATACGTTATCGACATCTATGATGGGAACGAGTAGAAGCGTGCGGTGCGCACGTAGGAGTCGATCTGACATTACTTGTCACCACCCTTGCGCTTGCTGGTTTGGACAGGTTTTGTCACTTCTGTTTCCTTCTCTTCTTGGGTGCCCACTTCACGCTTCTCGTTAGAGAATCCGGCGTGGAACATTTCTGGGAGTGCAGGTTTAGCAACATCTGCAACAAGTTCGAGGTGAGGAAACAGCGCCGCCTGTTCGGGGGTGTTGTAGCCTACCTTACCGTTGCGAGTGTTGCGGTACTTTTGTTTCGTCATATCCGTTCCATTCTACAGTAGTTTGCGGTACAATCTGCTTGCTTTAGCAGTCTGGTTATGGTAGGCCCACGGGGGGATCAACGTCTGCGGGGTTGGGTGCCATGTTTATGGTGATGGAGCCGTAGATTAGGTCAGCGAATCGTGTTGGCGTGTTGGCGGCTTCGCGCTCTGAGAAGCTATCCCCACCATCGGTAATGAAGGCGCTGGAGTTGCTGTTCGCTCGCCAGTCCAGCATCAAGTCCATGATGTGTGCTGTTTGCTGTCGCGCTAGGTCTATGGTTCCTGCATACGATCCGATGGTGATGGGCATACGGTGTGGCTGTAGGCGTTCACCTGCAAGTGTTCTGTCGCTGCGTGTGCGTACTGGGGTTCCGTAGCGGAACACAACGAATGGTTTTATTGTTCCGTCAGTGAACTTCTCAATTTGGGTGTCGTCCGGCATGAGGGTGTGTACGCGGCCACCGGCCACGTTTGCCTCTAGCCGGTTGAAAAAGAGTGTTCCCTCTGCGTAGCCGTCAAAGTTGCTCAAAAGTTTCTCCTAAGAATGTCGTTGACTTGCGCTTGGAACTCTTCGGAGGCGTTGATCCATGCTTTTTGGAGTGCGTGCATTGCGTCAATGCGTGAGGTACCTTGCTCTTGGTATAGGTAGTATTTGAGCACTTCTTCGAGCCAGCCGAACTCGCCTGTGATGCGATCACCACTGCGTTGAACGTCTGATCCAACAGCGTCGTACATTGTTCCGGTTTCGTAGCGTCCGGCAACACCCTCACCGGCAGCCGCACGAGCTTCACCGGTCTTAGTAACAGCTTCAAGGATGAACCGGCGCATGTTATCAGCGCCATCTTTTACGACACCCCGAACCATGTCCTCAAGTTCGTCACGAGTGGAATCAACTTGCTTAGTGATCCTTGCGCCAATAGACAGCGGCCGAACACTCCATGTCACACCGGATACCATTACGTTGCAGCCCCCAAAGTTTCAATAGTACGCACGGCCGCGTTGGAGGAGTTTGTGGATGCCTGAATGGTGAACGCCATCCCAACAAGGGAAAGGTCACGCGGGTTAGATTTCACAATAACCTGGAAGCCTTTAGGGATGCTCGCCGGAGAGTCGGCCATTGCTATTTGGAACCTGTAGTTCCTGTACGCGGACGCATCATAAGTTGTTTGCTCCCAGCGTGGCGTGCGAATGTGCTGTCCGCGCGCCGCAATATTGAGACCAACAACTGTAGGCGTTGACTCTCCACCCGTACCAGTGACCGGATCGTAAGGTGTCGTCGTGGAAGTGTTGGGGTCAACAATGTCAATGACACACTTGAACTCTGTTGCGGCCTCCTCCGCAATCTCATCCTCCCACGATGTTGCAATCAGTGGCAACCCCACTTACACCACCCCGTAGTTCCCGAAGTACGTGAGCGGGACAAACTCGGAATTGTCATAGTCTTGCGAGCCGCCAGTGAGCGCCCAGTAATCGAACGCGGCAAGGTTGCTGTTAGCGTCAGCAATCATGGAGTCTGCAAGTAGCCGGAACTCACGTGCACGGTTCTCTGTCTGAATCTTCAGGTCATCAGTGGCGATGTTCCGAGATTGCAGAATGAGGATCGCAGAAATGTTGCGGTAGGCGTAACCGGCCGCAAGCATAATGTCCCCAGCGGCCTGCTCAAGCAAAGTTTCTAGGGCAGCATCGGAGAAGTAACCGTAATTCGCAAAGCCAGCCTCCACCGGGTCATACGGTACGCCCGTGGTGTCGTTTACGATAAGCCGTAGCTTGCCAACTTCTGTGGATACTGCAATGGGGCTTGCGCCGGGATTGCCCTCTGGATAGACTGCCATAATAAACCATTCTACCGTGTCCGGTGGGTGGGTTCGGATTCTATGGAATGGAGTAATATGCGGGTGACATTGAGCGTAGAAGTAAACGGTGAAGATTATGATGTACGGCTTTCAGGAAGCGACACCACCGGATTGGGTGGTGCAATCACAGTTGAAAACATAAGACAAGTTGCGGCGCTAGTAGATTTGGCGGGCAAGAAAGCACTCGCGGCTCTGCGGCTCGTGGCGTAGACCGTTGATCGAAATGGGCGACTACAAGTGATCGAGATGGGCGACTACGTTCGCATAGGCAACAGCGCGCTCACTTGGAAGGTCATCGGAATGCGACCAAAACCCGGAACCGTAGTCCTCCAATCCGGGCAGACCGACATGCGTAGGCTCGAATTTTTGGAAACACTTACACTGCACTCGAAAGGAGACAAATGAATATCCCAAACTATCCGGCCTGCCCGTACCCACCGGAAGGGCATAACTTTATTACGCTACCGGCAGAACCCAGAAGGTACATTGGCAATACTTGGTTGACGGCAATGTGTTCAAAGTGTGGGCTGAAGGCATGAGCAAACCACCAAACGATTGGCGCTTAGACGCATCATGCACCGAATACGACCCCGATATGTGGTTCTCGGAAAACACCGGGTGGACATCGCTGAACAAACACGCCATAAAAATATGCGCAACATGCCCAGTCAAAAAAATATGTCTCGACAAAGCAATGGAAGACGAAGCAGGCGGTGATGTGCTCTCAGAAAACCACGGAATCTTCGGCGGACTCAGTGCAAGAGAACGCTCACGAATTAGACGAGAGAAGGAGCGAGGAGGGGTGGAATCTAAAGACTCAACACCCCTCCGCACTATGGGCGCGACCGGAGGTTAGTCGCAAACCCATTCTACAACACAAAAGCCCCGCCGAATTACCGGCAGGGCTTTGTGTTTGCTAGGGGCTAGTTACGCAGTCCCTGTACCATCGGATTCGATGACACCAGCAGACTCAAACAAGGTTGCCTGAACTACGTGGCGAGCACGAGTCTCAACATCGTCCTCACGGAACGAACCCTGACGTGCAGGAACTTCGCCACCACTGATGTAGAAGTGTCCGCTGTCCTTGATGGAAATCTCAGGAGCACGGTGGCCCTCAAGGAATACTTCGAGGAATGCGGGGCGAGCGGTGCCCTGCGGGACAAGGAACCAGTAGTCATCGGTAGCACCCGGTGTGGTGTATCCACCAACCTGATCCAAGGCCCAGAAGTTGACCGGCGAAACGTCACCATTGGCGGGGCTGATGTCGTAAACATCGCTACCAGCAGTGCGCTGAACATTCTTGATAGCAAGAAGCTGCGAAGCCTGATCAGAAAGTGCGCCACCCGTAACGAGACTAAACGAACGAGCGTTCACGCGACGGCCACCAACGGTAGCAGCACGCGAAAGCGTCTTAGCAGCACCAAGCGATTCAAGGGTCAACGCCGTGTTGCCAGCAAGGTTAGTAAATGCGGTGTTGATTGCACCAGCAGTTCCAACGAACTGCTTGGCAAGCGTGATGTCTTCCTGCTCGGCAGCATAACGAGCGAAAGCACTCGTTGAACGGCCAATCAGGTCGAAGTCGCCCATCTTGATGAGGGCTTCCCACGATACGCGAAGACGCACACCGTTCTTGCGAAGCTCAGCAGTAAGCTGTTCCGTAGTGAACTTCACCGCGGGGTACTCGCCGTACTCAGCTACACCGGGGAGTCCAGCGCCAACGTACTCGTCGCCATCGTTCTGCGGGGGCAGCTCTGAGGTGTCGAAGTCGAAGTCACCGAAGTCGATGGTGCCTAGGGTACGCGACTCGTACGATTCAGCAATCTGTTCCCAAACGGTAGGCTGTTCAGCATACTTGGCAAGGAACTCAACGTTGATCGCCGGGGTGAGCAGTTCAGGAATGTCCGAGGTGGAGATTCCTTCACGAAGCTTGTTCTGAGCCTTCATGTCGCCCTGCTTGGCACCAACGTAAAGCTTGGAAGCTTCCTTCTGACGCTTTGTGGCGGTCGAGTCAAGACGCTCCATGGCGTTCTCGATAATTTGCTTACGGGTAGACATTAGAGACCAACCTTTACATATGCTACGCCAGCGCCAGCGGCGGGCTTGGGGTGGTACAGGGTTCCAACAAGCGTGTTGTCCACCGTTGCGGTGACCGCATCGGTGGTCAGTGTGCCCTCTACGCCCTCACCGGCAACTGCGGTCGAGATTGCGTAGACTGTAACGTACGGGGTTGCGAGTGCGCCGGTGTAAGGAATTGCCCAAACACCCTTGCCTGTGCGAACCGTTGCCTGAATTGTGCCATCGGCGCGAGCCACAGCATCAGTCTCAGCAACACCAACAAGGCCAGATGCGAAAACAACAAGGTCACCCGAAACGATTGTTGATTCAACAATGTACGAGAGGCTGTCTGCATCACGGTAGATTTCGTTAGTTGCCATTATGCACCAACCTTAATTCCGAAGGCTTCACGCATAGAGTAGTTATCCTCATTAGCGTCTTCAGTAACGACACGACCGTTGGAGTCTACAGCCTTGTTCTCTTTGAACTTGGCTTCATACTCGTCAGCGATCTTCTTTTCAGATGCGATTGCATCTTCGACCTTCATGCCACTCTTTACCGACTCGAAAATACGAGTACGCGCACTAGCGGTGAGGCTTGATTCTTTCACTACGGTCTCAGCGACAGCAGCGAAGTCAACCTCACCCTCGGCGGGTGCGGAGGGCTTGAGGGCTTCAACGAGTGCAGTTACAAGGGCCGTGTTCGACTCAGCAAGTGCCTCCTTCATTTCCTTCAGTTCCACTTCATTCTCCTTCATAACTTCCACCGAGGGTTCGCTGGAATTCTTTTTTTCAACGCCATCTTCTACGATGCGTTTTGCGTTCTCAAGCATTCGGGTGACACGTCCACCGGCACCGGGAGCGACGACTACATCAACCGAAGTGTAGGGATCGTTTTCCAGTGCGGTAACAATATCGCCGGAGTATTCACCGATGGTGCCAAACTCTGACTCGCCAACAGTGTTGATTGATACACCGATCTGTTCGTTGAACTCGGTCATCCATTCAACCCAGTCACCGTGGAACTTGGCTTCAGCCCAGAGTGCTCCATCACGGTACGTTGCGTCCGTGGTTGTCTTACCCATCAAACGTCGGATGTCACCGCCAGAGAACATATCCTCCCAACCATCGTGGTTGGCGAACATGCGGGTTCCCTTGGGGAATGCTTTAGCACCGTCACGTTCGAGAACTTCTGCTGGGTAGAATCCGCTGGAGCCTTCACCGGCTTCAATAACACGAATCTCCCAGACACCCTTGCCGGAGTCGGACTCTTTGAGTCGCACGCCAGATGCTTCAAGCACCTGAGAAAGTTTCTTAGACATTATAACGATTCTACACTAAAAGGATTGAGGGATTGACAACACGCCACAACTAGGATACCAGATTGCGTTCTAGGTGAGAGTATCAGTTCTCGTGTCGTTCGACCCCGTGCCGCCACCGGCAGGACTATTCTTGCCCTGACCGGGTGCGCCAGTACCCAAATCTCCACTCTGGTCAACAGCACCAGTTCCAGCAGAGTCAGTGTCAATGTCTTTACGAGCCAAAGACTTCTCGTTGTTGGGCAGGAGGATTCCGTCAGGAATTGTAACCTCACCGTAACGACCAGCAAGAGCCTCAAATTCCTTCTTAGCCTCTTCAGCGGTGTACAGTCCAGTAGTCCACTTGAGGACAATTGCCTGAATCTCTCGGTAAATCTCGGTGGAGTCAGTGTACGGAGTAAACCAAACCTTTGGTGCGTCTGCACCCATCCACTTCAAAACCTCAACCTCAAGGCTTACGTGGATGTCACGGCGCGACTCCATCGCAAGGCGCGTGGGCGGGTCAAGTGTTTGTGCAGAACCGTATGAGGAACCAGCGGCCGATGTGTCTGCGGTGATCGCAATGGCGGAAACCTCAACGGCGGTAGCGGCAGCAGCAATGAGCGGGTTGCCTTTCTCGAAGTCGTAGGCGTGACCGGCGGTGGATAGCGGGGTGAGCAAGTTGCCGTCACCCGTAACGGCAACTTTGCCAGCGCCACCCTTGTTCAGTGCGGCAACGGCCAAGTCTGCGCCAGCCTTCGACTGATTCTTGGCTTGTGCCCAAATTTGTGCCATCGAAGCGGTAACAGTGTAACCGTTGACAAGGAAGTCGCGGTACAGTTTCACCCACGCAATGGCGGGGAGGGCGTCAGGGATTCCGTAAGCCCAACCTGTCTGTGCGTTTACGGTGCGGCCAAAGACGCGCTTGTTAGCGGCAACAGTTTCAGACTTACCATTCAGGCTAATGCTGTCGGTTTTCTTGTCGAAGAAGATGTTGCAGAAAATCCACTCGTGCTTATCTGTCGGACTCGTTGTGCCCTGTGGGTAGTGTTGCCAAGTGCGTCGGTACGCCCAAATCTCTGAACCGTCATCCGGGTTGCGGTAGTCGGCAGTAATCTGCGACAAGGGCAGTGCGCGCAAAGTATAGTCGTCATCGTCACCGATGTAAAGAGCTTGCGAGTCAGAATAGAACGCACCCTCACGCTGATCCAAAGCTTCTGGCCCGAAGAAGTTGCGTTGGTTTATGGGGTTTTCTAGGCGTTCCTGCACGTCAGGCTGCGTGCTGCGGAGGTCGCGCCCACCAGTACGAGTCTTGGGTGCAGCGGGAAGGTTGTCGCGGTGTACACCATCCTCCATGATGTAGTTGAATCGGAGGCGGAAGCCACGTTTGATCCACGGGTTCAGCGCCATGAGGTTGCGAATTTGTCCAGAAGACTTTTTCACCTGAGCCAAGTCTGGCCCATCCTCCTTGTACTCGGAGACGGATGACCAGCCCTGATTGTCCATCATCAGGTCAAGGTTTGACAGTTTCTCTTGTAGGAGTTCGTTCTCGAATCCACGGTTCTGCAACTCGGAGTGGACTGACTTGAGGGTTCCCTCAAGCATCTTCCGGTCTACTTCTGCCTGAGTTTCGACTAAACTGATCGCTTTATTTGCCATTGTGTGCCCTAGTTTATCAGATAGTGCGCAAGTGGTGGGCAGCTAGGCATTCCCGGCCCGACGCTTACGCGCTTGACCCACCACTCCGAATGAGCGCTTTTCGCACTGATGCGATGCCACTAGTGAGAACACTACAGCAAGAATCCTAGACCGGCAACCCAGCGCCTTCAAAACTCATCCCAGTGTAATCGTAAGGGTCATACATGACACGATCACCAGTCTGTAAGGGCTGCGCCGTTGGCTCAATAAGTTCACGAGCATCAAAGCACGAATACCATAGCGCGTCAGCACGGTCAGGGGATGCCTTACCCCGGCGCTTCATCGAATCCTTCGCCTCAACCTTAATCTGCCCCTTATCGGTATGCTCATACAGCATCCCACGCAATTCGTCAAGCAACTTATCATCTTGAGAATCAACATCAATAAGGCCACCACGGAAACGAGTCTTCAGGTCAAAGAAGCCCTCAGCGCGAGCATTCAGATATTCACGCTTATCCGATGGCGCTGCGCCACCAAAGATTTCCACAACAACATAACGGTCGTCCTTATTCAGTGTGGCAAGACCATCAATGACACCACCACCAATACCGGATGCGTCAATCTTGACCACCTTGACACCAAGCTCCAAAGCAATCTTATGGATACGCTCAGCAGAACCAAGATTCTTCGGGTCATCACCCGTCAGCGGTGCCTTGCTCCACGATTCAACAAGACGCGCACGCACACCAACCTTCTCCGTTGGCACAGTCGGCACGTTCGTTTCAGGGTCAGTTTCCCACACCTGACCATACTCAATCTTGTAAACAAACGACTTGTCGCTACCCATGCGGGCAATGTCAACACCTAACTCAGGAATACCATCAGGGTCAGGAAGGACAACCGTGTTTACGGCCTTCGCAAGCTCAGTCTCCATGTAGATTGTGTTGCCAGACTCAAACGACCACTGTCCGAGTACGCGAGCAATGTAACGTGGGTCATCCTCGCCCCAGTCTTGACGTGCCTGATCAACATAGTCCATACCGGACATGCCGCCAGCCTTGTCAAGATCAAAGCCCTCCTCCTTGGTAATCATTGGGGAATCCAAAACGCTAATGTGCATCAGATTCCACGTTGACTCACCATCAGACTTATCCCACAACTTAGCCATTGCACAGTTCGGGTCAGTAGGGTTAGCAATCAGTAGACGACGGTTAAACTCACCAGTAGAGATGTTACCGAGTGCGTCAATCATGCCACTGGAGAGGCCAGCAGCCTCATCACCAACAGCAAACAGGTATGTTGCGTGCTTGCCCTGATAACCGGCATCTTCGCGGCCATCCGGGGGTTTACGACCCTGCCCAATGGTTTCACCGGAGTCAAGCTTCCACAAGTTTGTGGAAGTGATATAACCCGGCAGTTCGTGGTCAACTATGCCGTCCTTGAAGCGTTGGCGGGATAGTGCGTGAATGGAGCGTAGGTTGTCCCACAGAATCGTGGTGATCTGATCTTGGAAGGGTGCGGTGGACGCAACGAACGTGTCCTGTGCGTTCCACGGGTGAACGTCAACCCACCATGCCATCGCTATAGACGCAATAAACGACTTTCCAACACCGTGGCCTGCGGCTACAGCAGTGTTCCGATTGTCACGAATCGAGTACAGGATTTCTTTCTGCTTAGACCATAACTGTAATCCAAGGTACTCTTTCACCCACAGCACGGGGTCTTCGCGGTAACGTTTCCGCTTGGTCTGTTGCTGGAGTTGCCCAAGGACTCCGGGCAGGATTTGACTTACCTTGTCGATCATTCTTCAGTGTGCCCCTCAAGGCGACTCACGACAGCGGGTAGCAACTCTTGGAAGACTCCCTCAATCTCGATCATGTCAATGCTGACACCGCGCTGTGCGAGCGCTTGCGGCAACAGTTCAAACGCTGCACTGATAGATGATGCCATTGCTTGTGCGTAAGCGTTTGTAAGTTTGGTGGAGATTGCATCCACGTTGATTTGTGCCTTATCCAGACGTTCCCCCACGTCTTTCAGGAAGCGTCGGTACTCTCCGATCGCTTGCATATCCCCGGCCTCAACAAACTCGTTCAGGATTCCCATAACACGGCGTGCATCAAGGATAAGAAGGCGACGTTCCTCCGCTTCGGAGAGCGGGTTGGATGCGTCTAGTAGCTCTTTCAGTCGGAGTAGGGCTTGCTCTGGGGTAATGACACCTTTGACTGCTCGTGACAGTTCTACGGCTGACCGCTTCTCCGATACTGCTGATTTCAGCAGTTGTTGGTCAAGTTTGGATAGGTGCATTGCTCAAGTATACAGGTAGGGCAACTACTAACTCAGAGTCAACAGTTGCGGATTCCGCAAGGGTTGAGTTGCGGATTATTGAGAGAAGCGGGCGGTGGTGGGATTTGCTCTGGATACTCACTATTTCCACCGCCAGCGGAACATGGAGAATTACCTACCTAGTTGGGGCGTTTCACTGTTAGCATCCGCGCGAGTAGCCACGCACCAACCGATAGCAGCGGCCCGAAGGTGTGTGTGAGAATCTTGGCGAAGATCGCTATCCGTGTTTCGGTTCGCGTGTGTCCGGGTCTACTCTGCGAATGCCGTAAGGATTGGCGACGAAAGCGAATGTGAAGAGTTCCGCGCCCAACCATCCAGCGCGCTCGCCTTCGTTCTTGTGTAGATGTCAACGCCACCCTTACGTCCTAACCATGTACACGTAGCCATGATCCGTGCCCACCCAGAAGTCGTGACGACTGGGCATGTCAAAACAATACCACTAACGGTAGTGTTTTGACAACAAAACTTGAAAAGTATCTCTAGAGCAATACAAAGCAAGACACTGTTGTTCGCTGTACGGTGAAAAAATGTGTACACATAACGGTAATGTGTACACATTTTGCCTAGAAGCGTAGCCAGATAACTTTACCTGTAGACAAAGAAAACCAGCCCGTACCGCTAGCGGCAGAGGGACTGGTGTTTATGCTCTAAGCATAGCAGATTACTCGACCTTGTTAGCCTCATACTCATCCCACATACGCTTCTCGCACGCCTTTTCGTAGAACTTTATGGCTTCAGCGATATATCCTGCCGCGTCATTCAGTAGTTCACTTTCATCAAACGGGCCACTTTCAGCGTTCAGTGAAAGCGTGAAAGTGCCAACCTGATCCGAACCGCACACGCCGTAGTCTGGGTGCCCATCAAACGAAGAGTGACCATCACCCTTGCCGCACAGCATCCCAATCTCAATAGACTTACTCACAGTATCTCCTCAAATCGGTGCTTCTTACCCTCAAAGCACATAGCCAACATACCCGACGCAGCACGCTCGCCCTTGAGGTTAGAGAACCACGACGAACCCGGATCAGATGCAGGCCCAATAATAACCCAACGGCCATCACCAGACTGGTACTTCCGGTATGAGTGCCAATGACCAACCAACAGGTAGTCAGCCTCCCACGTGGGCATACGTCCGTGGTCCTGCTTGCCCCACCAGTCGCCCATCTTGTCCGGGCCACCAGCCTGATGCCCGTGCACCATACCAAACGACACAGCATCCAACTTCACCGTCATCGACTCCATAAGAGCGTTAGGGAACAGGAACTTAACGTTCGGCAACACGTCCAACGTCTTCTGCGTCTGCTCAAGTTGACGACCGACACCAATACCAAAGTCAGCATGAGGATTACCGGCATCAGCCTTCATCCCAGTACGCCAACGACCATGATTCGATGTAACCCGTGCATCAAACATTTCCTGAACGTGCGGGGCAATCATTGACACACCCTGCAAGTCCATCTTGTATGACTGCACCAACTGGTGCGGAACATCCAAATCGTTCGTGTCCCGCTGTGACCCCGTAGAGCAAGTGTTCTCAATACCGTCACCTGTACGAGCCAACAACACCTGCCGAGGTCGATACTCTTTGATGTAGTCAACAAAGCTGGAATAGGACTGAAGAACACGCTCCTCAGTCTCCGGCGTACCACCAGCATAATCCGTCTTACCCCACTGCTCATCAGTAGGTTGCAGCATGGCCGAGTCAACAAGGAACTCACGTTTCGCCGGAATGTACGTGAATCCCTCAATGAACTTAGATGCGGCAGGCCAGTCAACAGTCTCTTCAACATTCTCCACAATGGGGCGAACGTTGTTGATCTTATTCCAGAACCCACCACCCGGCCGCGAAGTCCAGCCGGTAGAGAACGTGAACTTGTCTGGGTCAATCCCCGAGGCGCGCATGAAGTTCTCGTGATCGGCACGAGTCCACACCTTCTCTGAGAACTTGCGGTAGTCAATGGTGCCGTCTGGGTTTGTCCAGAAAGACTCACCGCCAACCTTGTCGTTACCACCTTCGGTGTCTACTCCGCCATCTTGACGTGGGATGCTCAGCTTGTCCCTGTGCCGACGCACTGATGCTTCACTAATTTCCCAGTAGTCAGCGATGGCAGTGTTGAACTTGCCCGATTCGAGGTCGGCAATATAGTCACTATTTTCCAGCAAACTCATTCAGTCCTCTTCCATTTCGACACAGCAACCATCGCAACCGTGAGAATTCACTTCGCTCATCCCCATACGGTCAAAGCGTGCAGCAGAATCAATATCCGGGTGCCCAACACCGTGCGGACAAATACGTTCCATAATGCCACGATCCCCACGCCAGTTCATCGGAAAATCAGACATAACGTTGTCGGACGGATTGTGGATGACACAAGAATATGTTTCGCACGCCATAACAGGTGCGTGGGTGACAAGTAGATGATCGCCCTCTAGGTCTTGCAGGAAAACTTTGCCTTCAACTTCACGTCTTACCAAAATCATTAGTTATCCTCTCCATACACTTCATCGTGCCAGATGCAATAAGGGTCTTCGTAGTCGTGCGGAACGGTCTCGCTACTGTCCTCCTTGCAAGGGTCACACCCTTCGCCAAGGTAACGGTGAGAGTCAATCATTAAACACCCACCCACAGTTCTCGCAGTTATGCTCGCCAGATGGCTCAACGTAGTAGCCGGGCACAAACCCCCCGGGGGAGTATGTTCTGGAAACCCCCACCGTGCGGCCGGAGTCTGCTGCCTTCAGCCCGTAATTGGAGATTAGTTTCTCCATCAGCTTATGGCTCACCTCCATGTCAGAAGCGATATAGCCCGGAAGCGGCTCAGCCATCAGACTGCAACCGTCGTCCACGCCTGCATTCCCTGACGAATCTCAAATGCGCCCGAGTTGAGTTGACGGAACTGAATTGCTGCCACATCGTCCGCACCAATGTACGCACTGAACTGCTCACCCTCTGAGGGCTTCTTGAAAGATACCTGCATTTTAGAACCTCCTGTTTCGTTTGCCATAAACCAATCCTCACACACATTTCACAGCAAGACAACCGTTTGGGCAAAGAAAAAGACCGGCAACCCCTTATGGGGGCCACCGGCCTCATGCAACAAACAACAGGAAAGGAACGACACGAACAAGTAACACACTACACCACTTGTTGGGTCTCCGCAACCTCAGCCTTGGTTATTGGTGGCACTGAGTGGGTTGTGAAGTTGCTCATCCACTGCTGCAACAAACCACTCATGTCGTCTTCCCTGAATCCGACTTGGGCAAACATCACCGCGATCCGCAGAACATCGTGACGCTCGTCAGCACGCAGCCCCAGCATATTGAACTGCAAATTCAAATCCTCAAGCTAGATTGCCTCGATTACTGAAGTCCCTGCACGGTTCTCCGCAGCGATCAATTCAAGAGAGCTCAGCAACGCATCCAACCCGATACTAAACGGGTTTCTTCGCTTACTCATTGTTTTCATCTTCCTTGAACCGATCATCGAACTCAGGAAACTCATCAATAAACGTCAACAAGGTGAAACAATGCCACGCAGCCGCCGCCATATGAGAAGAACCAGTCTCCTCATCCAAATCCTCACCACCCCACCACGCATTCAAATGACGCTGCAAAGCCGCATACGACTTACCCCACTCATACCCTTTACGCCACTGCCAATCCGCGTACTTATTTGCACCAACGCCGTAGTGCCGTGCAAGAGCATCTAGAGCGCCACTTGGAATTAAATCGTGACGAGATGGCTTCTGGCCCTTTTGGCCGCCAGTGGAAGACGTAGTACGAACTTCCTCGGGGTGGTCGCCCAGAACACTGGCGACATCACCAAACGTGGTCTTAATGTCCGACCATGCATATTCTTCGCGCCCTTGCCCTAATTCGCTCACCCTAAATCTCCTCCGCATTAAAGTCAGACCAAGACATGATCCGACGCTTACCCACAACCTGCTGATTGTAAGGCTGATCAAACAGAATATGCTCCCACGACGGATTACGCAACCCCTTCACCTCCGGCTTGTCATCAATGAGGATGTCCCCGTGAACCATCGTCTTATCCTTAGTGATGATCGTGCGCTCCGCCCACTTCGAGCCAAACATGGAGTCAACCCACTCCAACTTATCCGACGCGCATGTCTCGTTCGGGAGCCACGGCGAGGTGCAAATGAAGACCTCGTGACCGGCACTGACAAGTTGTGAAAGACCATACCACGCACCATCAATGACAGGCACGTTCGCGTAGAACTCAGGCCACGCCATCACCTGTTCAACAATCTGCTTCTCCTCAAAGTCCAACCCAGCCGTCAGGTCAAAGCCCCTCTGCTCTGTGTGACGCGGAATACGCCCAGTCTGCCACGGCTCAAAATAAGTATCCAAGTGCCAATCCCAATGCGCCCCCCAGTTCGCTAAGACACCATCAATATCTACGAGAACTGTTTTACTCATGCCGCTCCTCCTCTCAACTCAAAATCGGCCTCAATTACAGCATCAACAGCCTTCTGGACTAGTGGCCGCATATCACGCCCCAGCAAGGCCGACTGAGCCTTGTCGGGGAAGTTGGATGCGTTGCACAAAACCTCCGCCAGCGCCCAGTAGAGCTTCTTACGCTCGTACACTTCAGCCTCAGTGTACACAACAGGTTCCACCACGCCAAGATCGTGCCACTCTTCGAGTATGTTGACATGAACCCACCCGGAATGCTTCACCGCGTTGTAGTCGCCGTTGAAGTTATCCCAACCGCACGTTGCACACCAAATCCTGTAGAGCCTCACGCGCCCACCACCAACTGCACAATAGAAACAATCTGCAAAATGATCATAACCAGCGAGAAACCCCACGAGCCACCAGCAATCACAAAGAAAGCACCAGCAACAGCAAGATCGAACGCACCAGCGGCCTCAGCCCCCACCGAGAAGCCTGCAACCCACGACAGCCACGGGACAAAAGTCCACACCATAAACCACACAACCAACCAAACAATAGCCTCAACCATAACAAACCTCCAGTCCGCCAAACGGAAAAGCCCGGCAACCCCAACAATAGTCGGAGCGCCGGGCCAAAACAAGCATCGTAACCTAAACGTTATATTCTACGAGTCAACACCGCCAAGAATAGTAAACTCAACCACAGCCGTAGACAAACGCCACTCCTCACGACCAGCAAAATACATCCGACGACCGACCACGGGAACAGTCAAACGCTCCCACTGAGTCACCTCAGACTCAGCACCCCAAGGAGCCACAGTCAACTCCTCATCAGGCACAGTAGCCGTCAAGCACGTCCACACACGAATAACACCAACACGACTACCATCACGCCAACGCTCAACATACCCACCATAACGAACGTACTTAGCACCAGACTCAGTAATGGCATACCACTCCGCAATATCATGACTCATCATCATCACCTTCCTCATCTCTCCGAGTCACACCAAGACGGCGCACCCGCTCAATCTCTCCCGCAATAGCAACAGCAAAAGGATTGCCCGGCTCGCCCTCTAGGAAATCTGCAACCTTCACACCAACAGTCGGCCCGACAAGTTCAATATACTCGCCATCCTCCTCCCAATGCACAATCGCACCACCCACCATGCCGTCAGGCAAATGATCATCCGGCCACATGCGAACCCTAATCGTCGAAATGATCGACCAGTACCACTCGCGGACAGTACGCGGACGGAACCAAGAGCGCTTACCAAGACCGGCAAGGCCGTATGCCGCAAACTTCAGACGACCCCACAACTTGTTATGGCCCGTAAAGTCACTCGCATACCGAATGTGCCTAATCCCAGTACTACGAGTGTACTTCCACCCATCACCATGATCGTAGTACGTAGCATAAGCCCGCAACGCCGCACCAACACTCTTCACATCAGACATCATTCCCCCAACTCGTCTAAATCATCCTGACAATCATCCTGACAATCAACATACCCCGCAAAGTACACCGCCGCAAGACCCGCAATCTTGCACCTAGCGATGAGATGAAGGTAATCATCATAACCAGTGCTATCGTCCGGCGACGGACTGCCATAAGCCAGAACATACGCTTCATGGTAAACATTCCCAATATTAGCCTTCACGAAGCGCCACCTTCTTCGACGCAGCGCTCAAAGCCTCATGCACCGGGTCAGGAGTCGGATAAAACACCACATTCTCGTCAGATACCAAATAGTCCACCAAGAACGCAGCAAAGCGCGCCAAATCCTCACTGCTAGAGACATCCGGCGTACCCCCAAACTGCGACATGAACGAAGAAATCGCCATCTCAGCATTCTCCTCAACCGCAATCCCAAGAACCCCACGCGCCTCCAGAGCCTCCCTCAACGAATAAACAGGCATATTACCCATCACAAACCCTCCCAATAATCAGAATGAATACCGCAAATATCACACAAACGAACCCCAGATAGCAAATCAAACGCACCAAAAGAATGCGAAACCCGAGCAACAAAATTAGCAGAAAACGTCAAGCTAGACGCAATAACACGCCCATCAAGAGCCATGTCACAGAAACTATTATCCAACCGAGTCTTGCTCAACTCAACAGCAACACAATCCGTACCAAAAAACTGCCGAGCAACCTTCTCCGCCTCAACCTTCAGACTCACAAGACTCACCGCCTGAACTTCGCCACGCAACACGTCAGACATCGAAACCCTCCTCAAACTCACCCAGAACAGTCGAAAGCCGATCACGCAAAGCGGTAGCCTCGCCCGCCATCAACTTGAACTCCAAAAAACCATCACCCGAACGAGACAAAAAGCACAAAGAAACATCGCCACCATGAGCAAACCACCCATTCACCTCAACCCCGTCAAACATACGATTACCGGAGCTGCAACCAACATCCGACAAGGGGATAGCCGAAGCATCAACCAACATGCAAACCTCCTCCAAATAGAACACCAGACTAGCAGGAGTGAAGTAGATAGGCAGGAGTGAAGTAGATAGGCAGGAGTTTTTTGAAAAAAAATTAGGAAACACGCTCAATGCCCACTCGTGGCGTTATACAAAACAATCACAACCATAAGCAACCCCGCGACAATCACGCAAGCATTGACAAATGCATACCATAACCACCTCACAGGTGTGCCCCGCAATCAGTATCAGAAGGATCGATACCGAAAGAAATGCTAGACATAAAGACCTCCCCAAATAGAAGGCAAGCCTACCGCAACAACGGCTGGAATGCAAGGATTTGAGTGAAAAATCTCGTGGTTCCGGGCCATCCGTATAACGCCCCGCCTACCTACCACAATATGAGTTCTTTGTCTACCCCCAATTCTGGGGTATTGACAATTTGGGTTAGCTCGTGCTATGGGGGTGTGGTGGCGCGTGGGGTGGGTCGAGCATTGCTCTATTGTAACGGATTGATAACGTCTAATCTATTTCGGGTTATCCCCTTGTGAAAGCCTATGCACCCTGATAAACTTCTAGTATGAACAAGGCAAAGGAAGTAAATAGCATGCGTAACGCAACCTATCTCATCGGCCTCCACCTCATGGCGCTAGGCGTGGCTCTCATGGTGGCTAGTGCCCTAATCAGTGCTCTAGCTCCCATCACCCCGGAGCCGGTACGCGCTCCAATCACCATCCAACTACCTACTATCTAAGGACTGATCATCATGCCTAATGCAACTAACCCTGTCGGACTCACTGGCACTAGCGCTATTCCCTACGGGGAGCGCCGCTGGAATGGTGTGGTATGGCCCGCCATGCAGGTTGACCGTTACAACGCCGATCTGTCTCGTATCGCATCACGTCACGCGGCCGGAATGCCCACCGTGGCGCTAGTGGATGGGCTG